GCACGACTTCAAGAAATTATTGACGCCTATCTCAACAAAGATAGCAACGTCGTAGTTGACACGAGTATCGTTGCGTCTCACATTGCTCAGATGAAACTTTTTGGCATCCGCCAGGGAGTTGAGTTTTTCCCTTCTCAGGACAACTTTGGTGCACAACGTAAAGACTTCCTGGATCGTGTACTGAAATACAACAAACTAGATACGCGCCTTGATTCGATCTGGGAATATTTCCTGTGTGATGGCAAAGGTCTTTTTTACATCCGCCCAACCAAGCAAAACTACAGGCTTTATTACTTTCGTGAGCACGAATATCGTGCCTATTACAACGTTGATGGCGAGTTGGATGAAGTTGTAATCATCTACAGCTACAAGGTACGCAAAGGAAACGGCTTTGGTGATCAACTGAATACAACAAATCTCACTGGAACACAAAGCACTTACAACCCTGGCGCCAAGCGTTACATTCGTCTGTCCATTAAGGCAAAGGAAATTGAAGAAACTCACTCCGATTCGGAGATGACTTTCGACATGCCAACCTACGCTTTAACCGGGAGCACTAAACAGCTTAAGAACAGTCTTGGCTTTATCCCTTGCGTAGAAATTATCAACAATACTCAAGGCTTCTCCAATGAGGGATCCGGTGAGTTTGACGCAGTAGCAAATCATATCTGTACTCATGATGAGTTGATGCGCACCATGCGCAAAAACATTACCTTCTTTGGTAACCCTACACTTCTTTCTTCTCGTCCCAAGACGGACCTGATGGAAGCAGGTGGTGATGCCGTTGTACAACGCCCATCAATTGCCGCCAACTCTGGCTTTACAAGTCCTGCGGCACTAAGTCGATCTACCTTCAAAGCTGATCCGGTTAGTCGTGGCGTAGATGGTCAGATCCGAGTTCCACGCGTTATCGCAAACCTGGAACCAAACGACCGAGTTGGGTACATTGTCCCAGATGCCATCACTGGCGACCAAAACGCCTTTGCTCGTCAATACCGCGAAGAGATTCGTACAGCTTTGGGTGGTGTTGACGAACTTTCAATTTCTGCAGGCGTTACTGCAACAGAGTACAAATCACTGTTTGGTCGTGTTGCTGCAACATCTAAGAAAAAAGCAAATGCTATTTACACTCACGGCATCTCTCGTTGTCTTGAATTAATTATTTACCAAGAAGAGCAGTTGTTTAAAACAACGCTTGGTATGGCGGCGGGCCTTGAGAAACCTGTGGACCTGGCGCCAGGCGCTAGCCCTGAAGAAGAGGCTGCCTATGACGAGGCGATGAAACAACACAATGAGATGTTGAAAAAACTTATGATGGCTTGTGTGGAGACACAGCAAATTCCACCCAAAGTTATCGGCCTTATTCCTGACGGTGACGTAACAGTGTTATGGCGTTGGATGGGGCCTGTTTATGAGGACTCTACCCAAGACATCCTCAACAACTCCATCGTGGTACGAAACCTACAGGAATTAGGTGTTGATAGCATTGAAGCACTGAAATACCTCTTCCCGTCTAAGACGGATGAGGAAAGGGCCGAGATGTTATCTGGGTTCCCTTTCAGGATGGTGAACGAATTGCAGGGTGCTTACTCTCAATTTGCTCGCTTAGTGGGGGGCATGATGCAGACTCCTCACCCACAGGCACCGGACTTACCGATGGCTGCGGATCCAAGATTGGATTTAACCCCATATCTGTATCGAACATTAGAAGCTCTACAAAAGGAGATGAGTTATGCAGGACGCTACCGTCCAATCGATCCCACAGACGAGCCAATCACCAGTGGCGGTGGCTCCAAGCAGCTACGTGGTACCGGCCCAAGCTCCGGCACCTCAAGCTCCGATGGGGATGCCGGTTCAGTATCAGGTGGGTACCAGCTACCCCCAAGCAGTGCCTCAGGCGGCCCCCAGTTACCAATCAGCCCCTACTCAGTACGCCCCCCAATCCCAACCGGCGGCTCCTCAGGCCAACCCGTGGGAGTCGGCGTTCAACAAAGTAGTGGGTCTGCTGAGCAGTCCAGTTCAATCCCCGTTCCAGGGTCAGTCATATCCGACGACGGATTACGCCCCGGCGAATTACGGTCAGCAGTACAGCAACCCAGCTACGCAACAATCGGCTCCGCAGACCTGGTCACCCAACCAGGACTACTCGCGCAACTCTTCCCTAACCTCCTTAGCGGCATCCTCGCCGGAAGTGGCCAACGAGCTCCGGAGCGAAGTGCAAACGGCGATCGCCGATTACCTGCACCTAAGTCCCGAAAGTCAACACGTAATTAACGCTTACGGTTGGGACGCACCCGCCATCCTTAACAACTACGGCCTCCAACTGGAAGCCATGCTGGACAGTGCTGTTGCCTGGGGCGGCAAAGCGACTGAAACCCTTCATCGTTTCGCCAACTTCTCTGTTGCTGAGCACCAAGAGAACCTGGCCTACAACGAAATCCTGACCAATCCCGACGTACTTAGCGATTACACGCTGAAGTTCTTTGGTCCCGAAGGTCCGTACCCCGTGTACGAAGATGAGTCCCAACTTGAAACCCGTGGTTATCCGACCGCAGCAATTCAAGATTACATGGGTAACTTCCCCGCACCTCCTGCTGCTTCCGCTCCCCAACAGCCTGAAAACTTCTGGGGTAGTTTCAAGCAACAAATGGATGTGAGCCCTGAGAATGCTTGGCGTCTTCTGAACCAAGCCCAACCTCAAGTTGTTGCCAACAAACTGTTTGTAATGGAGTAAGGCGATGCGTAATCGCTTTAAAGTAGGCGTACCTCTTGCGGCTGGTTTAGCTGCGGGCGGGTACGCCCTTTCTCAAGGTGAAGACCCAGGCTCTGCAATTCTCGCTGGCACTGCTGGCGCTCTTGGTGGCGCTGCTGGTTTACTTGGCGCACGTGCAGTTACACCTCGACTTGCTGGACGATATGCAAATTCTGTCCAAGGTTTGGCAAATCAAATTGGCCAAACTGGCGGCAGTGCTTTACAAGCTCTTGGGGCCAAAATTCCCGAGAAGGCAAAAGCAAATCCGTCCAGTATGCGAATGGGTGCAATGCGTGGAGCCACTCGTGGAATTAATGCATTGACCAATGCATTACAGGAATCCGTATATTCACCTGAGGCTACTGCATTAAATGTTAAACGTGGCTTAGGCGCTATTGCCGCTCCAGCCGGCGCACTTGCCGCTGGTCTAGGTGGTGTAGCCCTTGGTGCGATTCCTGGTTCCTTAGGTGTGCCAGGATTCCAGCAACAACAGTACATGGATCCTGAGCAATACGGCTCGAGTAACACGATGGGTGCACTTGCAACCACCGATGGATCTATGACAACTTTGCGGTACATGTAATTTAAGTTTACTGTCTGCTAAAATTTGTGTTAGATAAGACATTAGGTGTCTTTATCTTTCACCCGATAAAAACACTGACACTGGAGGATAAACCAAGGTGTTTATTGACAACGACTTTCCCAAGATTTTAGGTGCGGAACTTTATCGTCCCCACCCTGCATACATTACTGAGATGGCAGTGGAGCCCGTGGTTGTCCACGACTTCACTCGTCAGCCTGGTCAAACCGTTCAGTTAGACCGCTACAAGTTCTGGGGTACCCCTGGTACTAAGGACAGCCGTGAGCGCATTGCCGACCAAACTATCGGTACCGCTAACAGCCGTAACATCACCAAGGAAAAGGTGTTGGTGGTGCTCAAAGAATACACCGGCCCTGCGGACCCCGGCGATCCCACTCAGCCTAGCACTTTCAAGATTGCGCGTGAGACCCTGATCACCGCGCAGCGCCTGCTTTTGGATAGCGGGAACCTTAATATGTTCCACCAGTCCATCGGTAGCCTGACGCTGCTTGATGACTACCGTCGTTGGCGCGACCGCGTGTTCATTGATGAACTCGCCAAAGCCGAAGCCAATGGTCAGGCTAGCACCACCCAAGGTGGTTACTACTTCCCCGGTGGCAAGACCAAGGATTCCTCTGGTCGCATCACCTACAGTTCCACTGAGTACACTGCTAATGTTCAGCAGTTCTCGGTGCGTACCGACCTGTTGAACATTGTTAAGGACCTGCGTAAGCGTAACGTCCCCACCTTTGCTGATGGGCTGTATCGCTGCATTTGCGATCCTACCTTCATGATGCACCTGCGTCGTGACCCCGACTTCCGTGAGATCGCCCGTTACGCTGGTAACCCTGGCCAAGGCATGTACATGGGTAACCCCATGCTGCCTAACAACGCCAGCTTCTACCAGGGTCCTCAAGCCGGTCAAGGTTACTTCCTGGCTGGTGAACCTGTTATGCCTACCGGCGTGCAGTTTGAAGGCGTTAAGTTCTTCGAGTCGACCAACTTCCCGACCAAGAACGTTACCACCTCTTTCGCTGGCACTGGCGGTACCTACGCTTCGCAAGAAGTTGCTCAAGGTTACTTCTTCGGCCCCCAATCGATTGGCGTGGGTATTGGCGGCCCCAATGCTCAAGTGTTGATCAACAACAACGACGACTTCAGCCGTTTTATCATCTTAATTTGGCAACTTTACGCCGGTTTTGAAATCCTGAACAAGGACTTTGTGACCACCGCGTTTAGCTATGTGTCCGATGATGGCGACGTTTGATAGTTAACCATACCCATTTATAGGAAAAGATAAATGACCTATTTGTCCGCTAAAAAAATCTATCCCGGCAACTGGGCTGAACCCCTGAACGGCTGGTACAAGAACATTGATGTCATCGCCGATGGCACCAACGATTTCTCCAAAGGTGGCCCCACTTCGGTGCTGGCTACCCCCGGTTATCGTTATTTCCAACAGCGTGGTTACGTGGCAGTTACCGCTGTCTCTGGCTCCGGTGTTGCTGCCGCTGATGTGATCGTTCCTTCGCCTTACCGCCAGGACGACACCCGTACCGACATCACCGGCATGGTGATCTCTGGTACCAGCACCCTGCCTGCTTATGTGTACCGCACCGCTATCTCCGTGGCTTCTGGCTGGGGCGATGGCCGCGTGGCTTCTGGTGTGTACGCCGCTACTGGTAACGTCATCTCCTTCGGTCGTAACAACGCTGGCAGCCCCACTGCTGCTTCTGGCGTTGGCGAAGGTGTGATCCAGGCTAACCTCACCTCCACTGTATCCGGTACTCAGGCTGGCGAAATCTACTTCGCTGGTGGCACCGCTGGTTACGGCTCTGCTCCCTTCCTGATTGCTAGCGGCGCCGCTGGTGTTACCGCCGGTAACGTCAACTATGCTGCTACCACTGGCACTACCCTGAAGGTGTTCGCCAAGGAAACCGCTAATAGCACTACTACTTCCGGTGGTTTCTATATTTCTGCCGGTGATTCTGCCGCTGGCCGCACTGGTTACCTGGTGGTTGAAGTGTGCTACATCCAGCCTGACGAAGCCCCTGGTTACGAAGATATTGATGGTTACCTGACGGGTCGCACCGTTAGCTGATTAGGTTAAACTAGGACCAGGTAATCACTGGTCCTATGACAACCCTTCCGTCAATGCTTTATCAGCACAAAAAAACAGGTGCACGTCTCAAGGTTGTAAGCGAATGGGATAACGGCGATTGGTTCATGGTCGAAGATCAGGATGGTCGCCTTTTCACCGTTTACAAAAACGAACTTGTGCCTGATGAAGAGGCTACTAAAAGGGTAAAAACTCTTCAAGTGAAAGATAAAGCCGCACAAGAAGAGCCGCGTACATTCCCACCGGATGTTCGTTTAAATATCAATTCAGCTACCGCTCAAATGATCGCCGATCATATCAAAGGCGTTGGATTGAAAACAGCTCGAGAAATTAAAGACCTTCAAATGTCCTTATCGGGTGAAAGGTTCAACACTCTCGAACAACTGCGACAAGTTGGACGTATTGATTGGGACGCAGTGTTCGCTGCCGATTTAATTAGGGTTTAATTCTCATCTCCAAGTACTGCCCCTGGGAGACCAGGGGTTTTTTAATCTTAAAATAGAGAATAAAACGAGATAATGGCTAAACGCTCTATCGTCGACATTGGTAAATACCTACAAAAGTTTGGGTTAAATGTCGGCGAGAACCCAGCGTTTGGCGGTGTTGGTGGCGGCCACTCTCCAACTGGATATCATCCGACTGGCGAAGCTATTGACGTACGTGATTGGCGGCCAGACGTAGCCCCTGCTTACGCGGGAGGTAAGCCAATCTCCTGGAAGCAACGCACAGGCGAAATGGCATGGCGTGCAAAACAACTAGGGGTATTCAACGAAGCTTTGGGCCCTGGTGATAAAGGACACGACACTCACGTGCACCTGGCTTTACAAGGCCAAAAGTTTATCACTGATCCACAGCTTGAATGGCTTGCTACTGGCCGCTACAAAACCCCAGAAGGCAAGCTGACTGACGTGATGCTAGGTGCAGCACAGCCTGGGATGGAATCAACTACATCTGCAAGTACGGCCACTGACCCAAAAGAGTTCTTGGTTGGTTATCTCCTTGGTACAGGTTTTGCAGGTACGCCGAAAGAAAGTGCAGCTACACAGATGAAGCGCGGATTTGTTCAACAGTTATTACAACCGGCTGACAATTCTGATATGTACATGCGGATGCTTGCGTCCATGCCAAATCCGTACGCTGTTTAATTCACTACATCTATAATTAAAAACATACGGAAGTAAGCTGTGCAGCTCAGCGATTTTGACAAAAGTAGGGTCCGGTACCACCTGGGCTACTTCACGGTTTCCGTGCCGGCGGGTGACTATGCTCGTTTAGAAGAAGCTCTTAACACGGTCCCTGATTCTTACTTTTACGACAAGATTGCAATTCAGATCAGCCGTTGTGATACGGCTGAAAAGAAAACAGAAGTTGCATTATCTCCTTCCACTCGCCTTGAAAGTATCGCTGGTGACGTTGACCGTACTATTCGGTCAAGTAATGCCAAAGAAGCGTTAAAGGTTTGGGATGAGGTTTACCTTTACGAAACAAATCGTTTAGCTAACATTCTTTACGTCCCTAACTACAAGGATCCGTTCCAGGCCCGTTACCGTTACGAACGCTCTGGTGCAGAATTCATCCAGGCATTACCTGGACCTGCCGACACTGCAGTTGGCTCACGCATTTATTTACATGAGGTTTGGAGGTAACTATGTTTATTGGACCTGCGTTACAAGGTGCACGTCTTCTTGGCGGCGCTGCTAACATTGGGCGATATGCCCTGGGACTTGGCTCACTACTTGGAGCGGGACTTACGGGATCGACTGCACAACGTTCTTCCCCTGTAGGAAGCATTCCAGCAAAAGATAAGACTGGTGAATCTTATCGTGATGCAGAGCTTCGTTTATCAGCCGCCGCACGTGCTGCTGGTGGAGCAAGTGCGGGGGGTGGCATTGGCGGTGGTAACGCTGCTAGCTATATCCCCAACACTTCTTATAGTGTTCCTGCTGCTGAACGCGCCCATCAACAAGAAGCATCACGTGTTGCTCAGCTCACCGCACAAGACCCTGAGCTTCAGCGTTACGAACTTGCCCGTCAGAAAGCAGTTGCTGCTGGCGCTGGATCGGCTGCCGAACAATCTGCAGAAGACCTGGGCATGCAGATGTGGGCAAAGGCAAATCCAACTCTTGCCGCAAAAGTAAAGCAAGGTCAAGCTGGGTACGGCGCAATTCAAGGTACACTTGCAGGTAATGCCGCACGCGCAGGACAAGGCTTTGGCATGCAGGAGCAATTAGTACCTACTCCCCAAGGCTTCCCTACCAGTGTTCCTGCGTTCCCTGAGGGGACTGGTTATGGAACAGGCTTCGGTATCGGTCAAACCCTGGCGCAAACACCTGCAATTTCTTTTGGCGCCCCACAGCAGGCTCCTGCGGCTTCTGCAGCCCAAAGTGCATTTGGTCAGCCTTCTGTTCTAGACACTGCAGACTTTGAACGTCTTCTCCAACAACTTAAGAAATAATCCTCTGGCATTGCAAAGCATGTAAGCCCAGCCAACTGGACACAGATCTATGATCTACGGGTGCCAGTGTAGTTGCTTTAAAACCATGATTCTCTGCCCCAAGTTTGTTAAACGTACTTTGACCCATCTAGCTACGGCCCTTGCGCTGCAAACCGTATTTATCCCTGGTCTCAAAGCAAGTTCAAATTGGGTAGGAGAAAGTTAAACCAGACGTTATGGCTACGCCTAAAGTTGGTATTCTTCCAAATGAAGAACGGATGGCAATCATCCGGGGTGCCAGGGAGCTTGGCTTGCATCCGTATGAGTTCGGTGCATTCCTATCGCTTGAGTCTGGCGTCAACATGGACCCTAATATTGTTGGGGGTGCGGGCGGTCGCCATAAAGGCTTAATTCAATTCGGTCAAAACGAACAAAAACTCTATGGCATCTCTGGGCCTCAAACCAGGGCTGGCCAAATGCCTAAAGTTCTTCAATACTTCAAAGACCGTGGTTTTAAACCTGGTCAAATGGGTATTGATCGCGCATATGCAACGGTACTTGGTGGAAATCCAAACGTTTCGTTGAACGCCAAAGATTCTTTTGGCACTTCCGTTGCAGGTGTTTTGCCGCGTTTCAAGCAAGGTGGAGATCTTTATAAGAACGCACAACGTGTTCTTGGTGATATTCCAACTGATACGGAAACAGTCCAACAGCAACCTGGCAAAGGACAAGACGTTTCTGCCGGTAGTTTCCTGCAAGGGTTCATGTCAGCCATGGCTGGCAACCAACCTAAAGAACTCTCTGTGCAGGATCTGGTAAAACAAGAGTTAATGGCTAAGCTATTAACTCCTGCGCCAGAAATTGATCCGCTTGCTTTTTTAACTAACATGAGCCCTTATGGTTAAATCACGTTAAGAAAACCCCCGTTTAAACGGGGTTTTTATTACTTTTTAGCGAAAGCTTTTTCTAAAGGCCAATTGTTGTTCAGCCTTTTTTGCATAGACTGCGGCGATATACCAACCTCTTTTGCCCAATCAGCGATGCACATAGTTTTTCCTTCAAACGTGTAAAGCCTTGTTGCGCGTTTCCCTCCACGATTGCGCGTTTGTTCTTTGTGCGTAGCCCAGCGACAATTTTTTTTGCAATAATTCTTATCGTTGTCAATACGCTCTAGTTCTAGTTTTGGATTTTCTTTTGGACCCATGTCTTCTAGAAACTTCTCAAAGCTATTCCAGCTCGGATCATATGTAATACCACGTCCTCCGTAGCGTGCATAATATGTATTACTTTTGCAGTTACAGCGTGATTTCATTGCCCGCCAAGAACGGTATTCAGAATTAAATTTGTCATCTACGGACCAGGCTCCATGAGTTATTGATGCGCAGATTTTTGAGCAAAAGATTTTTCTATTTTTTCTTAAACGGTAACGAACCGATGATGGCCATTTACTTGTGAAAGGTTGTCCACATTTTGAGCAAAGAAAAATGTTGTCCATTAGAATGGGCTTACAGAACACAAGCAGCCTAGCACGAAAGGCTGAATACCGGAAGCAGTAAATGTCATCGACATCGACAAATAAACAACCCTTGCTGGTTGATCGCCCGCTGTTTGATTCAGTGCGCGTAACTACTCAAACGGTAGGCAGTGCATCAACTAATACACTGTTTGTCCAGGGGGGCCAAGCGCCCTCCATTTTAGTGGACATGGACGCCTCCCTTAGCGAAGACAATAACAGTGGTGGTGTCGTTGACTCTATCAGTATTGTTCGCAATGATTACTACCGTGATCCGGATTACACGGTAACTAGTACAACCTCTGGTACGCCCATTTCACTAACCAGCGGTCAGATTGTTTTTATTTCGCAGACTGGTGTTCTTGCCACTCCTGCGCAAAGCGGATATGGTTACTACACCTACACAGGTGCAACTACCCTGACGGGTATCAATACCAGCTTGATTTATTCAGGTGGTATTGGAAGTGGTTTTAGTTACAACGGAATTCGGTACGGCTATCAACCCGAAGTAACTTTTGTTGTTTACCACACCCGTGGTACCACTACACCCATCCCCGCTTCTGGTGATTACAAGGTTGTGTTTGCAAAGCGTGTGCCGGCTGATACACAAGAAGTTGATTGTTCCGACGTAATGCCTCAGTTGGCAGTACCGTCTGTTTCTGCTGGCAATACAAACGGACTTGGCCAGACTTCTCCTTTGCGCAACAAAGGCATCTACCTGGAGCGGGGCGATCGCCTTTACGTTGGTGTGTTTCCTGACGGGCCGAACAGTGCGGGGTACATCCCTGGCGCATACGTTTACGCACAAGGCGGATTCTTCTAAGCCATGTCGCCCAAGCAGGGTGATCTTTTTGGTAACTTCAACCAAAGGATTGATTTTAAACCTGCGGCTATCAAGCCGATAACCACAGAGTTTTCTAGTGGTGCAGTGCCTAACTCCATTGTTGCAATGGATAGGGAATCTGCATGGACAAGGTGGCGTCGTGGATATGAGCTTGCTGTAACAGTAGGCATCCAACGAGGACTAACGTTTCCTTTCCGTTACACAATGCCGACTCCTCCAGGGACAATAATGCCCCCTGGTAATCAACCGTTAATTGTTGGTGTTGTACAAGGGTTTCCGACAGCAAACCGCGAATTTGGAATTCACTGGACAGGCTGCCGTGTTGGCGCATTACTACGCTTTGATAACGTCTTTGATTCCACTGGTACCAGAGCAAGTGTTGCCTCTGTCACAGAAGATGCGGATAACTGGTACGTACAGCTAGCAGGAACCTGGAGCGCAAGCAACCCGCTCCCAGCACCGCTCTACGTGCCCCCTGTTGGCAGTAACGCAGCACTTAAGCCACTGAACGGTGAGATCATTGAGGACCGCCTTCTGGAGCCTGGTGGCACGCCCCTGACAAGCGATACGTTAAACCCCTCTACAAATAAAAAATATGGCTACGTCCAGGCATTACTACTAGATGTGGATGGCGCCGCAGGAGTCCTCACATTAAAAAAAGCAGGATCCTTTGAGTCAACACCTGATGGTGTATTTGTTACACCAGCCAGCCGACCTCCTGCAATCAACAGATTCTTGACACTTGGCACAAGATATGCATGTACTTGCCAGGACTTTAGTCGTCGCAGTTACGCATATTTCCGTGATATGTCAGGCAGCGAGGCAAAAAGATTCCCTTATACAAAACCATCTTCCTTGAAGTATGGGCGTCATGAACTGATAACAGACGCAACTGGAAACATAAACAACAATGCGGATACGGATATAAATGTTAATAGACGCCTAGAACTTACTTTTGAATCAGTTGACAACCCTGGCTTGTTTAGAGACTTTGGCGGAAGATATCTGCGTAATGTTCCAAGTGCAGGGGCCGCTGAAGGACCCGGTACATTTGTTGACTACAAAGCAGTAGACAATCAGATTATTAGTTTTGATGACTATTGGACACCGTTGTTAGATGAGATGAGATACTGCAAGCACATCTACGCACTACGGTTTCAAGAAGGAATTATCTTACCCGAACCCTCCGATGTACCTATTGACATGGACGAAGGTATGGTCAGATGGGAGCAAAAGCTTGTTAATGAATCAAGCGTCATGAAGAAACATGCGGAATATGTAAACTCCATCAATGGACTTAAGTATATGGACTTGCCACCAAGTAACTTCCAGTCTCCACAGTTGCTGCCAATGATGCAAAAGCTTTTAAACGTGCCGACCAGTTTTATTAAGCGTGCTAACTTTGAGATACAGCGTAAAGACGGAGCATTCACTCGTGGCTGAATTTGGAGATGTGATAGAAACAAAGTATGTATTGTCAGCCGATCAATTAGATACCAGTGCCTTTGGTAACAGCCCTGTTTATTACAGTGGCAGTCCCATTGTTTATTCTCCTGGTGATGTGATAAATCTTCCTTACACCAGTGGAGAGTTATCGACGATGGAAGCAGTGGGTCTGGCCTGGGCAGCTTACGCAAGTGGAATTGAACCCACATAAAAAAACAGCCCCGGATCACCGGAGCTGCTGTTCTCCACCCTTGTCACCACTCACACCATAGCGGCAAGCTTCTCCTGCTTGTCCAGGTGCTTACGTACTGCTGCTACGTTCCACAGGTAGCTATCCCTGGAACGCGTACAGTCAAAAGCTGCGAAGTGCGGACCAAGCTTCAGGGTACCGTCATCGCGGTACTTGAAGAGTGTCTTGCGGTCAATGCCGAGGATTTCTCCTGCTTGTTGAGCAGAGACCCAACCTGGATGCTTAGACATGGAGGTGGCAGTCGTTACCTACGTACCTTACATGGTGTCAAGAGCCTGTCAACTGCCTTAAGCAAATTTTTATCTTTATTCTTTTAAGGGAAACATGCATAGGGAAATTAGAATCAATTAACGGCAATTGAAGAGCATGTTTTGCAGCCAGCACGAGCCCCTTGCCCTGCTAGTTGAATTAAGACCAAAACTTGCTAAGAAACGATTTAGAGAAAGTATATATCAAGCCTGGGATTACAAATGCGGTTATTGCGAAGAACAGGCTACAAGCTTAGATCATATTGTTCCGCGTTTTAAATCCGGATGCTCCAATAGGAGCAACTTGGTTCCGGCATGCAAAAAATGTAATGCAAACAAAGCATCATCTGAAATGGAGACCTGGTACCGCCAACAGTCTTTTTTTACGGAAGAAAAGCTAAGTAGAATAAAAGCTTGGATGGAGCCAGACGGTTTCAATCTAATTGATTTACAGCTACGCAAAGAAGCGTCATGATTCGTTTCACTACTGTTGACGGCTCGTTAAAACCTGTTCTTCCTGAGGACGCAACAAGTGATGAAGTCACAGTGGCAGATACGATTGCACAACGCCTGAACGGAATTCAAGGTCCAGAAAACTACAAGATGTTAATGGAGTCTCTCGATCAGACTCTTCAAAAAAACAACAGTAACGCTAAAGATTATATTGACGACGAGACCATTGAATCAGTTGAGAATTTTTACCAAAAAGCAACAGGGGCGCAGGTTTGGGACTCTTCCAAGCAAGGTGTCCCGCTTGATAAGTTTGATGCAAAATTTTACTCTAAGCAAGTTCCAGAGGAAGTCAAAGCCTGGAACAATGCTTCTTCCGCAGTTTCATTTGGCGGCAGGAAAATTGCCGATATCGACATCACGAAAAAATACGCAGATCTAGATTCTTTTTTGCATGCAAACTACACGTTTGTCGGCGCACCAAGTGGTCGACTAGGTAAACCAAAACCCCTGGAAACCTACAAAGAAACTTTAAGGGCGCCTACCGACAGAGAACGTCAGATTTTGCGTCAAACAATAATAGGTAAATCAGCCGGCAAACCTGAATCTCTTGCTGAATTAGCAACTCAAGATTACATTGACAAACAAGGCGAGCAAGTTTTTGGCGCTTTGTCTGCTGATGTCATGAAACAGACATTAGGCGAATATTCAAAAGCGCTTAAGAAACAAGAGATGTCGGACATGCTTCAGGGAATGGGCATGCCCAGTGTCAGCAGCTTCAAGCAAGACATTAAAAACTCAATCTTGGGCGACAGCGGCGCTGGTGGATACATGGGTTTTGGAGGCGATTCCAAACTTGGCAAAAGCTTATCCGAAAGTTTAGATCGCAGCCTAGGCATAGGTTCATCTGTTCAATATAATTGGCAGCAATGGTTTGACGAAACACTTGCCAAGCGATATCAAGAAATGTCGCAAGTTACAAGTCCAGAAGATGCTGCTAAAACCTATCAAGTTGAAAAGCAATTTGCCAATTCCTTTGTTCAAGATTATTTGAAGCCTCGTTTTGACACTTCAAAGTCAATTACTGAATTCATTAGTTATATGGACGTTAAAGAAGATGAGCAAAACGTTTTGCAGACTCAGCTTGCTTCAAGTGCTTTGAAAGACTTTGCTAACAGACAAGCGCAGACTTTTATTAATGAACTTGGTAGAAAAACAACACAAAGGGAATTTAACCCTAATTTTTATTGGAATCCTGAACTGCTTACTGGTACCGATGTACAGGCAAAAAAAGGTCTATATGAACAACAAAAGCAAGGTGTGCAAAGCTCCTGGGACTCACGCAATAGTGACACGGTGGTAAAAGATGGCAAAACATGGGTCCAACTTGCTTATGAATATGGTGTTGATTTAGAAAACAAAGATGACTTTGCTCGTCTGCATTACGCTGTTATTGGTAAAGATAGAAACTATGATCCTGTTGCCGATAGTTACACAAGAAACGACCTAGCAGCTTTTATTCAAGGTCCTTTGGCGGATGCTTTGCAAAGTCAAAAAGCTTCTTTTGGTAATCCGGTTTTCCTTAGTTTTGTTTCAGCTGAACAAAAAGCTAAAGAGTTTGTTGATAAATTAGATGTTGCACAGTTGCCAAGTGATCTTCAGGAAAAGTTAAAAGACCTTGGTTACAATACGAGCACGGATCCTGCGGAGGAAATCAAAGGTGCACTCATGGGCATCCTGAGCACTGATCCAGCAATTGACATACGTGAGCGCATTAAACAGTTAAACGAACAAAAGATTAAGCCAACGCAAGAGCAATTGGGATTTGGTTATATTCAAAGAGACACAGATGAGAAAGTCGAAGCGCCTGCTGGTGGCAGCGCACTGTTTAATATTTTTCAGAAGGCAGGTTATGGTGGAAGTGAGTCAGAGTTTTATACTGAGTTTTTTCCTGATGCCACTGAAGAAGACAAAAATCTAACGGCTTCAGATGTAGGCAACGCTAGTTCAGCAAAAGGATTGCAAGGACTGATGGGCTTTAGTTTGCCTGATTTTTCTGATCCTTTTGCTGCAATGGGATCAATTGATAAAATGCTTTCTGATGATACTATAAAAAAGAAGGAAACATATAAACCGACTCGCTCAAGCTACTTTGATTATTTTTCAGATGAAGAAGATGAAGGTGCTCCTTCCCTCTTCGGCGGAAGCGGACTTGGTTCACTATTTGGTTAATACTCATGTCAGATAAATCACGCAAAGCGGCTAGTGCTGCCAAGCTTCATAAAGATTCCATGGAGTGCAATAAACCAAGAAAGACTCCTGGTCACCCAACCAAGAGTCATGTTGTAAAAGCTTGTAAAGACGGTAAAGAAAAAATTATTCGTTTTGGCCAACAAGGCGTAGAAGGCGCTGGTAAGCACCCAAAAACAGAAAAGGATAAGGCACGTAAAAAGTCTTATTACGCCAGGCATAATGCGCAAGATTCAAACCCAGACATCATGTCAGCTCGGTACTGGAGCCACAAGGTCAAGTGGTAGCTTCCAGGCAAAAACACTGCTAAACTGACAGCGCCCAACTCAACTAGCAATGGCAAAACCCAAGTCGACCGCAATCTTGATTGGGTCTAAGCCCAAAAAAACTCGTCAAGGCGATGGTAAAAATTCACGTCCTAGTCACGGACGTAAACTATCTCGCGGCCAAGGCAAGTAAATTGTGTATGATTGGAAGTAATAATAGTTACTTCCATGTCGGATCTTTCGCATGCCGTTAACCTAATTCGTAAATACGAAGGGTTTAGCGAGAAGGCATACTCTGATCCGTTATCTGGCGGTGAGCCATACACCATCGGGTTTGGGACTCAGTTCTACCCCGATGGTTCTCCCGTCAAACGTGGCCAGTGTTGCAGTCAAGAAAAAGCACTAGAGTATCTCTTCCACGAGCTCTCTGTTATTGACACGCAACTTACAAAGTTAAATCTTGGACTTGATGACAGCATGCGCCAGGCGTTGCTTTCATTTATTCATTCCATTGGCTGGGAATCTTTTCTGTACGGTCGAGTGATTGACTGTATTGAACACGAAGATTTTGCCGCTGCTACAGAAGAAATGAGCCGTTGGGTCTTTGGTGAAGACCATCAAGTAATTGGCGGTCTGCTCCACAGGCGTCGCGAGGAGATTCGGCTTTTCCTTCATGAAGTCGACGCAAATCCTTGGTCCTCTACAGATGTATTACTTGCAGCGTTCAGGAACTACACGGCGGCTCCGCACCAAGTAAAGGCCATCCGCTCCCTGGAACAGAACCTCAGTCCATACGTAATAGCTCAGTTTGCCAATGAATTTCAGATTGATGACGACCCCTGGGACGATTACACGAATGATGGCGTCCCTTTAGAATTTAGTAGCTAGGCTTAGAATACTTGCAGTAAAGAAATGCAAAGCGGAATGGAGCGGTCAGTTGAGCCCAGGGAGTTTGAACTTCCTCTAGAACTCCAGTTTGCAATGCGCAAGGCTGAGCTTCAGGCCCAAGAGATGACCTGGGACGAGCTCCACACTGCTTTGCTAAACCTTTACCACCAACGCTTGATGGAGTGGTACGCCATCCGAGACATCATGGCGTCTGAAGACATTGAGATTGACTGGGATCACCCAACTGATATTGAATTAGCAGAACTCGCCGCCGCATGTATTTACAGCGACGACGAGGACGAAGATGAAGACGGTTTGCAACCGTTTTGAATCTATTCCAATTCAATTAAACGAGAGAGGTACCACTGTGCTTTCTTCAGTGATTCTGTCCCGCCTTTATGTTTCTCACGCCACACATACTTGGCAATGTTTCCCTTCAGGTATCCGCGATACTCTTCGGCGGTTAACTGAGCTTCAATTGCTTCGATGCATTCGATTCCTCCATCAGCGTAATGCGGAGGGTGATTCACCAGATCCTCCTGGATAACGGGAGGCTTTTCTTTGGTGGCCCAGGGAACTGGGCATACACCGTCCTTACATCCGTTATCGTCTATCGGAGCAAACCACGACGTTTCGCTGAAAGCACTTGTTCCTTTTGATCCGGTGCTCCCAGATCCAGCACTAGCGCCTTGGGTTTCGGTGATGCTCCCATCGACAGACCCTGCTCCATCGAGGGGATATAACCCGTCGTTCCAAGTCGTGCCCCCTCGAGATTCAACGGATTCCTTTCGAGTCCCTGCTCGCATAACGCTAAGCCTCTGTTATACATGTCATACAATGGTACATCATTCTCTTCATTAGCGAGAGGTGCGCCAAAATCTTCTTCAGTAAGACAACGACAATCCAGTTCATCTTGAACAAAATTGTCCAGGAATCCTGCAGCGGAATGCATCACGGTGTGTAAGCGATTTACGTCTCTTACAATGATAAGATGGCAAACACTTACAGACCCACATACGACCCGCGTAATAATTCTGGTACCTCAGGGGCCGAAGTATCGGACCTAAGGCCAGAGCAGGCGTATGACACAGACATGCGACGCATTGAATCAACGGAACGTCGATCTGCTGATTCTGTAAATGACAAACAAAATAACGTGGCAAAGTTTATGCGTGCAGCAAGGTCTGCCGGCGCATATCAACAAAGATCTCAAATTGCTGAGCCCACCGTTTTCAATGAAGACGGTGACGCTTATGGGACTGTAGGCAGTACGGCATATTCCCGTAAGCCACAGTCCCAATTCGGTAAAGGGTTTTAAACCTGAGAGAAAACTACGTTACTCGGTTGATCTTGATACTTGCCCTTTCGGTCCTGGTAACTAACCTCACAAGGGTTGCCACGATAGAAGAGCAGTTGGGTGATCCCTTCGTTTGCGTAGATGCGATTGAAGAGGCCCGTGCAGTTGCTGATTTCTAGCGTTAGGTAACCTTCCCAGCCACTTTCGGCAGGCGTGATGTTGACAAGGATGCCTGAACGAGCATACGTAGATTTACCAACGGCAACAACAGTGACATCACGTGGCAGCTGCAGACGTTCTTGCGCAACGCCCAAGCAATAGCCGTACGGAGGAAGCAAGAAGTACTGACCACGCTCATCTTCCAGGAGGTCGGCAGGTTTAAGAATGGCCGGATCAAAGTTCTTTGGATCGCAGTCTCCAGCCTGGACCTTACCAAAAATTAAACACTGCCCAGGGGAAAGCCTGATGTCATAGCCGTATGAACTAAGTCCATAGCTAAGAAGCTTGCGTCCGTTCTCTTTGTTAACTAGGTGATCAACAAAGGGTTCAATCATACCCTTTTCTACAGCAAGCTGTTTGATCTCCCAGTCGGCGAGGACGCTCATAGTTCCTTGTAATCGTCTTTTAGTATACCCGGTTCAGGAAAGGATATGTCCGCGTTCCGAGTAAATGTCAATAAATCGTTCGGTGGCCTCAGTTGCTGAATCCATGGGAGGTAAATACACAAGGAAAGAAGTGCACGTGGTTGCAGTCTCGACTTTTCCCTGGCGATGACGATTCAATTTTGGTATGGTTTTTAGAATACACATCGGAAACTTAAAGATCTTAGGCTCGTAACGAATCATGTCAGGGCAGTTACTGAAGTAAAGACCTTGCTTCACTTCGCCCGACAGCCATTCGTGGTACAGACGCCGAAACCATACGGCATGGGAAGATGTCAAGGACAATGCAGAAGCGCGTGTCATCTTCCACCTTTCGTTCTTTTTGTCCCAAAAGTAAGCACCAGATGGCGGAAACAAATACACGTTTCCATACCAAAGTTGCGCATTTAACGCATCGTCTGACGGAGTGTAAAACTGCTTGGCCTGCACGTACTCGTTAGCAAGTTTGGAACTTGCCACGTCCAAGTCAATACCACCCATCAACTCATTAGCTGCACATACAAGGTCAGAGCTGGTGATCCACTCAATTTCTTCAGACTTTGATTTAACCTTGCGAACACCATCGGTCATTTCTTTTCACCCATCTTGTTGTAATCAATTTCTAGGTAACGCATGCCCGTATGATCGTTAATGAGATAACCAGCTTTTTCCAGGGGATCAATCTTTTGTGCTGCCCCAAGAACGCGTCTGAACGTTTCAGCCAGATCGCCGTTATTCTCCCGTTCACACTCCTCTTGCGCTGAGTGCAGCTCCTTGAGTGTCATGAAAAACATAGAACGTTCCTCATTTTGTGGCTGAAAGACCATAACTCCCGGCCCTTCGAGTTCCCACATCTTGCAGTAGTGTTGGCCCATGTCACCAAGGATCAGCTTCAAGGTACCTTCAAGGACCTTGGCTTTAGTCTCGTCCATCTCTGGGCCGATGACAGAAGCAATCAACTTTTCGCGTCGGTTTGACATTTTTCTATAAGTCCTTGGCGTTGTAGTGATTCTAAAAGCTTTTCGGTTGGTTGGTAAAGCACAACCAGTTTGCCGAGGATGCCACGTTTTTTAACGAGTTTACCGGTGCTGTCCCGTACTTTGTTGAATTCACCAGAGCGAATTAGGTACTCAGCGACGCAGCGAAGCCTTCTTTTCAACGGCAGTTCTGCTTGCGGGAATTTGCCACAGATTGTATCGGGTTGCAGATCTTGGAACACAAGACGCAATCTATTCGCCAAAGTCATGCCTGAGTTAGCGTCTTCTTCTTCATATTTCTTTAGGTTTTCAAGATAACGACGTAGACACCCGTCATCAAATGATCCACTGGGTGGCAGAAACATTTCTACTTGGTTTGCCAAGGACTCAGGTAAAGTTTCCTGATAATTATCGATGGTGACCTCATCGATATCTACAACTTGAAATCGATGTGCCATCATTCAAGAAAGTCATTAGTTGACTTATACATTCTGGGTCCACCTCTCAGATCACTTGCCGTAAGGTCACGGTTTTTGGCAAAGGATTGAACCAGTTGGTTCCAGGGGATTCGCATCACTGCTTTACGGTTGGCCCCAGGGGAAATATTGACATAATGAATGCCTTCTACCCAGCCTTTTGCAGGTTCTTTTCGTCCGATTGCAATCCAGTTTCTCACTGTTTGGTCGGATACCCCAAGACGCCTGCCACATTCTTCGGTTGAAATGTACTCGTCAGCATAGGCATCGGGACATAGGGCATCTGTTTCTCCGTTTGAATACCGGCTATGCCACATAGAACTAAGGATATTTCTGATTCCCTTTAGTTCCTGCGCAATGTCTTCTAGTCCTTTTCTGATTCCGTAACTCATAACTGCAAGCGTTCTGTTTATATGTTAGTCTGTCAACAAAACCATTTGTGATAATGGAAGACCAAGTTCTGCCTAGTCAAGTACCTGTTTCACGTCCCCTGGAACAAAACGTCACACCTGAGCAACTGGCTGGGATTCAAGCGCTTGCACAAGAAAGGGCTGCACGTCCCCTTGAGCAGGGGATTACACCTGAACAACTTGCCGAGATGAAGGCACTTGCTCGAGAGCGTGCTATCCAACAAACCATTGCCCAACGCGCTATTGCCCCACAGCCCCCACAAGTCATTTATGTGCGTCGCAATTTTACAGTTGCGGAATTGCTGCTTGTGATCTTGCTATCTTGTGGAATCGTAACAGGAATTCAAGTGTCGTGGAATTTTGTTTCCAATTTATTGCCACGAATTGAAGTTAAGTTGCGTTAAGTAAAAAGCTTTATAATTAAACCATAAGTATTGCGTACTAATAACCGGTGGCAAATAGGAAAATCTCCGACTTTCCGTCAATTGATGGGTCTCTTGTTGATGAACAAGACCTATTAACGCTTGTCCATGTTTTTGAAGTAGATCCGACGCTGCGCAATAAAAAGATTACTTTTACGCAATTTAAAGAGTATCTTAATATTTATTACGCTGCAACAAGCGGCACTACTTTTACTGGCAACGTCACTATCAACAGTAATTTAACTGTCACTGGAAACAGCAATTTCAATACACTTAACAGCTCTGGTTTAGGAACATTTAACGCAATTCTTGTTCAAAACAACGCAACAGTAAGCGGCACTATAAGCGGCAATACAATTACAGGTATTAACGTTCAAGGTACTAACGTCAACTCAGTAACCTCTACTACAACAACTTCTACGGGAACTTTTGCTAATTTTACGAGCGGCAGATTTCAGGTTTTATCTGGAGCTACGATAACAGGAAACCAAGTCAATGCTACTTCTGGTACGTATGGAACACTAAGTGGGACTTTTGTTACAGGCGCCACTGTTTCTGCAACCACTGGAACATTTCAGGAACTTTCTACACCGTCTTTGACTATTGGGGGAAACCTATCTGTTGCAAGCGGCTTAACAGTAACAGGCCTGGCTCAGTTTGCAACTATTGTACAAGTGACTGGAACGCTTTCGGGGGCAACAGTTACTGGTACAAGAGGGGCATTTACAAGCGTTACGGGTGTAACGGGCGTATTTACTACAGCTCTTTCAGGTGCATCCATCACGGGTGAAACAGTTAATACAACACAAATTACAGGAGTTTCCGGAACGTTTACCTCAAGGGTATCAGGAGCAACTGTCACTGGTAATTTAGGTTCATTTGGCTCGGTTAGCGGTATTTCGGGTGTATTTACTCAGTTCCTTTCTGGTATTTCCATAACAGGAAACACAGGTTTATTTAGCTTAATTACTGGTGTTTCAGGCGTATACACAAATTTATCTGGAACTACAGTCACAGGCGACTCGGTATCTGCTACTTTTGTAACCGGTGTTTCAGGTATTTTTACTGGCCGAATTTCTGGCGTAACAGTTACAGGTAATAATTCAGTTTTCACACGTGTTACAGGCGTAACAGGTGTATTTACTACACTATTATCAGGCGCCACTGTAACCGGTAACACTGGGCAGTTTTCAAATTTAACAGCAGGAACAGGAAATTTTGTACGTGTTTCCGGAACTACAGTAAGCGGTGATACCGGTCAGTTTACAAACCTCACTGGAATTGTTGGCGTATTCACCACAACGGTTTCTGGTGCCACTGTCACTGGTAATGCCGGCCAGTTTACAACTCTTACGGGTGGCGGAATTGGCGCAACCAATATTACTGGTGTGACAGTAACAGGTACAACTGCGAATTTTACTAGCGGTAATTTTGTTAGCAATAGCGGTACTACTTCAACATACACAACGTTGTCCGGCGCCACTGTTACTGGTAATGCCGGTCAGTTTACAACTATTACTGGTGGGGACATTAATGCCACAAATATTACAGGCGTAACAATTAACGCCACTAATATCACAGGGACAACGGTCACTGGTACAACTGCAAACTTTACCACTGGAAATTTTGTTAATAACAGTGGAACTCTTTCAACCTATACCACGCTTTCTGGCACCACAATTACTGGCATTACTGGGCAATTTACCACTATTACTGGTGGGAGTATCGGTGCAACTAGTATTACTGGTACAACAGTAACAGGTACAACCGCAAACTTTGCCACTGGAAATTTCCCTGTTGTTGGCACAACTTCTAACGTAGATGTTACGTTTATTCAAAACAACACAGCGGCTGTAACCGTAGACACAAGTAAACGTGTTCTAGTTGGCACAACAACAAGCATTGTTGGAAACGAATCAATTCAAGCGCATTTTACTTCTGGTAACACGGTTGGTTTGGGTTGTTTTGTTAATGCCAGTAGTGGTGTCGACGCAACATTTTATAAAAGCCGAGGAGCCACTGTAGGCACCAATACAATTGTACAGACTTCGGACATTCTGGGAACTTTGCGTTGGTATGGTGCAAATGGAAGTTCTAGCTACCTTGAAGGAGCAAAGATAGAAGCGACTGTTGGAGCTTCTCCTGGTGCTGCCAGTATGCCGACAACATTAAGTTTTTACACAACTGCAAACGGAGGTTCTACAGCATTAAGTAGATTCCGTATTGACCCCTCTGGCGACACTTGGTGGGCTCTTCAACGTTTCTTTTCAACAAGTGAACGCAATATATTGACTGCTACTGGAACAATACGTTCGGAAACAACATACAACACTACGACTGCGACAGCGGCAAATATAAACATTGATGTTAGCGGTCTTGTTCGCAGGAGCACTTCATCCATTAAATACAAAACACAAGTAGAAGATGCACAGTACAGTTATTCAGAGGCATTGTTAAACTGCCGTCCTGTTTGGTACAGGTCTACTTGTCCATCTGACGACCCAAGATTGGGATGGTGGGGCTTTATTGCAGAAGAAGTTGCTCTCATTGACCCACGACTTGTTTTTTGGAAAACAACCGAAAAAATTAAACAAGAAGATGGCAAATACGTAGATGCTCCCTTGGAAGAACCAGAGGCTGAAGGCGTTCAATATGATCGTTTTGTCCCACACTTGCTTAATTTGATTAAAAACCAAGACAAACGTATTAAAGTACTTGAAACCAAGGTGCAATCTTTGGAGCTTTAGGTAGATGAGTATAAAATTTATTGAAGCGGCTCGTTATTTTAAAGAAGAACCACATCAAATTGATGCATGGAATTGGCTTCAGACTCAGATCCCTTCTGAGACTCTGGAGTCTTTTGCTGTCAAATACCGCACAGCGCCAAAACCAGTGGAAACCTACCCCAATACGTGGGAAGGTGTAATAAAAGCAGGTAAAGATGCTGGTGCAAAATACCCGGAATGCGTTGCAGCTCAATGGGCACTTGAATCAAATTGGGGGAAAGACACCTCAGGCACACATAATTACTACGGCTTAAAAGGATCTGGCACAACAGTCAACACTCAAGAATTTATTAACGGTCAATGGGTAACAATCAAAGCTGGATTTATTGACTTCCCTGATCTTTACACCTGCACTTGTTACTTGGTTGATCGCTGGTACAAAGATTACGGTACATATAAAGGTGTGAACCGTGCAACAAGCAGAAACAACTGCGCACAGCTATTGGTTACAGAAGGATACGCTACAGATCCTGGCTACAGCACCAAGCTGATCCAGATCATGGATAAGCAACTTGGTACACCAGGGGGCAATACCATTGATGCGACTACATCTAAAACACTACCTGTACCTTACTTTTATCAGCTTGATAATCAGTCTGGCACGGGATATCGCGAGTGCTTTTCTTCGAGTTGTGCCATGGTCGCAGCTTATTACAACTTAGTAAAATCGGATGACGAGTACAATAAAATCCGTGCCAAATATGGAGACACCACAAATAAAGACGCCCAGCTAGCAACACTGCGTTCTTTGGGACTCAAGGCAACATTTATTACAAACGGTAATGCCGCTCTACTGGAAAATGAAATTCGCAACGGAAGGCCAGTAGCTGTTGGTTGGCTACACCAGGGAAATGTAAATTACCCCACTGGTGGCGGCCATTGGACTTGTTGCGTTGGTTTTGCTCCTGATTATTTTGTTCATAACGATCCCAACGGAGAAGCCAACATGGTAAATGGCGGATACGTCAACAACTCTGCTGCGCGTGGTAAAGATGTTAAATACAGCCGTAAAAATTGGCTGCGTCGCTGGGAATGCGATGGTAACAATACAGGTTGGGCAATTATCGTATCAAAGTGAAACATAATAAAGATTTAAAGATTCGCGTCAATATCTGCTGGGAAGTTGGCGACGAAAAAAAATGCGTAACCCTTAGCAGAGAAGAGGCTTACGCAACTAAAAAATGGGTTGAAAACAACGATGGAGTTGTGTTTTGGACCCAGGTGTTAACTGATTGATCAGCGTTGTTTAGCGCGGCCAATCACCAAGCCACCAATCTCGATTAACTTGTAAAGCTTGCGAGCAACCCGATCATCTTTGGGGGTTGGGGTCAGAGCGCAAATGGCAGAACAAGCTGCGTGAAGAGCAAGAGCTACTTCAAGATACTGGTTAAGGTGTCCCATGTTTGTGTTTTGTTTCTTTTATTTTAAAACTTATATTTCGTATATGCGACACTCCGGCGCGTCCGGATTGTCATAACAATATTTTTCCCAGGCTTGTGTTGGTGAGTGCTTTGTTTTTTTGGCTGGTTTTAATCTTGCCATTAATTTAAAAAGCTTTTTAATCATGGCCTGTTCGTCAACGGAATGAAAATTTCAGGGAAACGATCAGTGTCTTGATGCTCCCTCTCCCATGCATTCTGCCATTCTAGTAACGAATGGTCTTGAAAAGAACTGTATAGTTCAGGATTCTCAATCTCCACAAGGATAGCAACGTCATCTTCTGTGATCAATAAACTATTGTCGTCGTCTTCAAGACCAATTAATGGCTCATTGTCGGGGAATTGAATAACTATACCAACCGCATACTCAAGTGGTTCATTGCGGGTCGAAGAAACGCAAAGTAAATATGAGCCAACAGGCAATGCCTCATAACGCTCGTCCCCACCGTCTAAGCGGCCTTTGTCAAATTGATTAGCCAAATCAGATTGAGCACTCATTACCGTATCTAAATACGGCTTTGAAAGCCTGCCATCTACTGTGGCAATAACTGAATCAGCCTGGAAAATACCATGACTTTGTATTGGATTTTTATCTAGTTCATACACGGAAGCATTGATGTATTTGGGGCGTGGAGGTCCCTTGGTGACAATGATCCACGCGGGAGAAGCTAGGTTTATTTGAAACCAGTGGTTATAAGTTCCTCCACCAAACCCGCCATTTGACAGTTGATTTGTATCCGCGCGGCCCACAGGTTTTGAAACGGGACCCAAGGCACCTTTTAAATAGCGAAGCGATGTTTCACTAAAGGTTCCTAGTACCAAGGGATTATTAACGTTCCTTTGTGGTTGGCCAACCTGATTGCGCGACATTATAGTTCAGATTCTGTGCATAATCATCATCATAATCGGGGATGTTTTTGTGCACTAAAGGGTGTTGAATAGTGTTTTTGTACGCACGTTTTGTCAATACTGTTGACATTCCTTGGCGGCAAGCCTCGCTGTAAAGCATTAGTTTTTCATACTCAAACTCATAAAAAAATGGATGGATGCTGCCAGGGGGGAACACTCGGTTCCAACTTGTGATCAAATGTAAAGGGTTTAAGCAAGTTTTATTTCCGCAAGTACGCGTCACGCGCATTGATCCCACATCACCCCATGCGCACTGGTAGATCAGCTTGTGAGCTGTTTGATTGTTATTCGTTTTACTGGTCTCCAGATTCCTATAGGAAGGTAACCCATAACGAGCACGAGCAACCCCTGGCGCCTCCCAGCAATCTTCCACATGCCCTACAGGGATTTGTTTCCAGATCCTGGCGTATTGGTGTTTACAGTCACTACTTAAATAGTTGACATCAAAGCCACAGATATTACTGCGGATTTTTTGTGCGCAGTGATAGCACCAATGCTTGGTTTTTTCGCGTATTGAATGGTTATGAAGACACGGATAACCCCTGTAGTAACCGTGGAATTCAAGTTCTTCTTTTGACATCTTGTCGATGCCAGGTATTGGAGGGTAGTCCGATGGTGCCAGGACTGCTTGACGAATGGGACGATTGTCCAAAGTATTTGCCACGGCTTAAACCTCCAGTAGTTTTTCGTTCATTGCAATGACATCCACGTCGCTTAAGCCAAGCTTGACTGCGGTGCGGCAATACGAGCGTTTGACGGGATTGTGCGCCTTCCTCTGGCGCAAGACCAACTCCTTCCTGTTGTCCTTCTCAGGGTTGTCTTCACCGTGGATTACGTCTGCTGCGCCAGGGTCTTCACCAGTGCGTAGGTAGTACACGATCCTGTGCGCCACGTAGGGAGTGCCACAGAGCCACACCTTGTACACGCCATGCACGCGATCCAACCTGCCAGCCATATCCCCAGCTTTGTGGCGCTGGAAAGACATGGTCCAGACCAGGGCACTGGGGAATTCATCCGAAAGCGCCAGGCGTTCTTGGATGTACCAGAGGGGCATTTGGTCGGTGTAGGTGCGCACTGAGGTGAGTTGAAGGAATCGACCACCCAAGTATAGCGGTAAATGGGGGCAAAAGTAAGGTATAGCGGGTAAATCCTCGATTTTTTTCCCGCTATACGCTTAATTGAACTTATCTCTAAGAAAAACGAACTTATGGATAAGTTAGGTTTTCTGGAAAAGTTGTGCATGTATAGCGGGTAATTTCGACCTTTTACCTCTAGTACATTTGTATCCCCCGTACCCCCGGTGTTCTCGCCACCGTCTCATCTTAAGACTGATCCGTCAGAATTCTCCAGCTATACATGACCAACCTGGCGACAAAACCTAACTTATCCATAAGTTCGTTTTTCCTAAGAACTAGATGAATCATCTGTATAGCGGCAAAAATAAGGGGGTGTTTTCCAGCTATACCCCACTTCTCGCCACAAAAAAGCCCCCACCTGACGTGGAGGCCTTGGTACCAGTACCCTTGTACTTACGTAGCGCTACCCGCAAGCACACGTTTGCCCCGCTCCTTGCGCGACTTCTTAGGTTTTGGTGTCTCACTCGAGACTTCCCCTTCCCCTTGGCGCAGTACATCCTCAAAGATGCCACCAAATTGAGACGCAACTGTTTTCCATGAGAATTGAGAATCCGTCACACGTTCGTAGCAGCGTTCACCGATCTGCTTGCGGACATCAGGCAGTTCGTACAACTGTTCCAAGATTTCTGCCAGGTGATCTGAAGAAGGGCACGGCATCTCACGACCATAATTTGTGTCACAATCAACGTGATCACAACGAATTAACTCGCCATACCCATCAAAAATTTCTTTACAGGACGTATGGTCTGGCACTACCTGAGCCACCTTGCAGGCAGCGTGCTCAAAGTTGACAAGGCCCCAGCCCTCACCCTTGCACGTATTGACGCCGACATCGACAGCGTTATAGATGGTGTTAAGCATGTCCACCTCAACGTTCGGAGGGCCTTCCGTTTGCGTCGTCATGATGATGCGATTGTTCGGGTCAAGACCAACCCGTTGCATCTCACGTGCAAAGATCTGCATAATGTCCCAGCCCTGGTCCTTAAGGCCCATGTGCAGATACAGTTTTGTATCGGGCCGACCCACGGCAAATTTGGCAAAACCTTGGATTGTGATGTCGATCCGTTTACGGAACTGATTCCTGTTTCCGTTGAACACAATAAAATTATCCGGCGACAAGCCAAGCGCTTTGCGACATTCAGCTTTGTCCTTGGGATAGAACTGCCCTGGTGTCACACCATGAGGAATTACCGCAATCGGCTTGGTGATACCACCTTTAATAAATTCGTACGCACCAAATTCCGTGTACGAGATTACGGCATCCCAATCATTGGCGGTATCTGACAGGCAACCTGTCCAACCATACGAATCCATTGGTGCATAACCAACAAACTTAAAGTTACCAGCTTTGTGCAAATCTTGGATTTGTTTGTACTGTTCATTAATGATCCACATATCGTTGATTGTGAATACGATGTCAGGCCGCTCACGCTCAACAACTTCACGAATCCGTTGCTCACCAAACGGTGCAGTTTGGAATCGATTAGACGAAGGATACATCTTGTATTCCTTCTGCTGGTCACAGGGGTCACCCCACCAGTTATGACCAAGCACTACGATTTCAAATTTATCTTTTAGGTGTTTCAGTACGTTTTCCGTGACACGGGCAAAACCGGTCATGGCAACAATGTCACCAGCCCACAAAAGTTTTGGTTTTTGACTCATTTAATTGAAGATATCTCGTTTAACTATACCTAATTACTTGGTGCAATCGACCGTACAAGTTCTTTTTCTTCCGATGTTTTTGCCTTGAGTTTTGTTTTTAGGAACTCAGCCGCGCGATGCGTTTCTGTAGTATCGCCACACGTATACAAATCAATTGCCGCATACCCAATCTCCGGCCACGTATGGACAGATGCATGGGATTCAGCCAACAAGGCAAGTAGTGTCACACCTTGTGGTTTAAACTTCTCACCAATGATGCGCAGGATATTTGCCTTTGCCATGACAAGAGAAGCCTCAAGCAAACGCTGAAGCTCCTCGTAGTCGTTCAAAATATCTGGATCACAGTCGTACAGATCCAGAATTAAGTGGCGTCCGTTGCTCACGTTTCGGCAGGCATATCCTCTATCTTCGCATCAGCAGCCTTGATTTTGATAGCCCCATAAAAAGCCCTGTGTTCATCTGGGTTTGCAGCCAACTCAACAATCGAAGGATAGTTCTTGTAATCTTCTTTGCTGTCCCTGATTGCAACGTTGTTAACGCGAAGACCTGCCGTATTCTTCATGGTGTACGCATGAAGCTTTAACTGATGCTGGAGGATGTCCATCAGTAGAACTTCAAAACGAGCACGCGAAATAATGCCGACATTACAGCTACGACAGAATTCTGCATAGCTTGGATACAGCCACGTACCCCAATTCAAATAGACACCTGACCCACCACCAGTCGCAACCTTGCAGTATCCAACAGGAGTCGAAGCATTTGGTTCAAATACCACTTTGCTATCGAGCCAATCAAGCATTGGGTTTGAGCGTAAGGATTGAGCTTTCTCATACTTCTGGAAGAACGGCACGTGTTGACTGGTTTCCATCAGTAGAGAACGCATCTCATCCTCATTCATATCCAGGACCCAGTTCACGAGACCTGGAAGCAGTGGCGCAAATACACCCTGCGGATTGCCCTTGGTATCAAACTTAATTAGTTCCTTTTGTTCCGATTGTCCACCTTCAAATGGACGATCGAACGGAACAGTAAGACGCCGACGAGCAAGACCAGAAGTGTAGTCAGTTGACTGAATAGCTTCGTTGGCAGTAATGATGACAACACCGTGGTACTGGAACGGATCCATTGCGTCGCCCTGATACTTACGCTCAGCACGAATCCAGTCACAACCTGTGATCGCCTTCAGTTTTGATACGGAGCCACCCCAACGGTCTGCATCCTGGAACAGCAACAGCTTTTTATTGAAACAGTATGCGGCTTCAAATCGGTTTTTCTCCAGGTTCTCCATATCAGTGGAGTAGCAGTTCGCTTTACCAACCAATGCAACAGCAAGGTTTGCATAAGTGGATTTACCTGATTTACCTGGGCCTACAATCTCAAGGAACTTCTGGGTTTCGTAGCGACCCAAAAGTGTTGCCCTCAGCCATGCACGCAATACTTGCGTACGTTTCCAACTGTCCTGTTGGGTATGTTTCAGCCACTGGACAATGGGTTCACAAGTAGCAGACGGGTCATACTCATAGGGCATTTGTTGAGTCATGTACATGTTCCGATTAAACGGAAGCAGTTCACGCGTCTCAACATTCAAGATGCCATTCGTAAACAGTAAGTAGTCAGTGCCGTCATACCACTCACTAAATGCCAATGCAGCCTGGAGTTGAATGAAAACATCATTCATCATGTTTGACGTAAAGCCTTTCTTAAGGAAATCGCCAAGCATTGTGAGGTCGTGACGGATCTTGCCCAGTGTTTCAATCTTTGTTAGAGGCGACCAGACATTACGGCGAGTGTCGTAAACAAAGAATTGGTTATGCGGCAGGCTGTACAAAACACCGCCTTTGTATTTACTGAGGAGTACGTCGACAATTTCAGAGGTAGACGGACCACGTTTGTTGCCATCCGCCGTTTTAACGTCTTCGCCCATGGCAATTGCTTCCTCTAGCGAGTTAGCAATATGCCCAACACTGGACATCGAACGCTCTTCTTTTTCTTTAGGAATTGTTACGACCATTTGCTCTGCGTCTTCCAGGGCCTTCAGTGCCGCCGCCGCAGCTTCAAGCGTCTCGTCATCCACGCTCTCTGCCCGGTAGTCCTGGGGCACCACAAAGCCGTGCTCCTGGGCAGTCTGGATGAGAGTGCCAATACCACGACCACCACCCTTACTGAAGGAAAGCCACCGTTTGTGACACTCACCTTCCCGATACTTATCCGATTGTTGTGACCAGTCATCCCAGTCATCTAGCAAAGATTCGTCCAAGCTGTGGAGCGACTGACCGATCATGATCCAGATGTCATAATCGTCTGCAGCTTCCGGAGGCAAGGCCCACATTGCCTTGACGGCTAGCTTCATGTCGCGGTCAACGCTGATCACACTGTGAACAACGCTACCTGGCATTACGACACGACTGATCTCAGTCGAGGGGATTCCCTGCTTGACATTCTTGTTGATGATGGCATTCAAAAGCCATTCCGGAAGTTCAGGCAGTTGCTGGGACCACTCAAAACCACAGCTGTCTCCCGTAAAGTAACCATCCGTTTCAGGGTGCAGACCCATTAGCACGCCTTGGTGTTTCTTCCACAAGATCTCAAGCTTTTCTTTGTCTTCCTCTGCATGCCACGTATATTTGTTACGCGCAAAATGCTTGTGTTTTTCTCGGTCTAACCGATACAGTTTCCGTTCGCGTCCAATTTTGCCACTGAAAATGGTCAGGGTTGGCGGCAGTGCGTCTTGTAGGGGTAATCCGGAGATGTCTTCGAGTAGCTTGTAGACACTCGGACCATCAACATCCACCCACACCAAACCATAAGGATGGTTGTAAACAGGCCCACCCAGTAGCCCGATGGCTTTGCAGTCCCCTGTGGTAAGTTCTTCTTCAATTTCTCGTACGCTAAAGGGTTTGTTTTGCCAGCCTGCGATATAAGGATCCTTGTTGCCGCCTAAGGGTGTTAAGGGCCAATCAATGGGGATATAGTCGAGACGAATTTCGCCGGGCTTGAGGAGTTGTTGGTTTGCGTTCATTGGGCTTCCTTGGTGTTTTGTAGTTCTACTTTAAAGTCTCGCTCGGCGAACATCCCATCCTTGAGGATGGTAAATGCATGGAGATGCATGTATGTAGGCAAGAGAAAACAATCCCCGTCCATCGCATTCATCATGCGATTTTGGAGCGCATTCATCCACTCGCCTACGGAAACCAGGTGGATTTCCATAGGAGGTTTGACTTGTGTGTCTCTTTATCCTAGGCCGCCCAATCTGGGGGGACCATCAAGATTTCATTAAATCACTAAGTCTTATTGGACTCATCCAATATGGTATGTCCGTACTTATCAACGTCATCCCATTCGTCCATCAGCCTGTTGTAGACCTCTACAGGATCCTGCCTGGTCTCAATGCAAGACGAAGTTGCGACAGACCAGGCAATACGCTTACGCCTTTCCATGGGGTCATTAGTGTTCCAGGGCATAACTCAAATCAAATCAGGGTCATAGACATTACAGCGCTCGATCTGACTGTAGTACTCTTCTACAACCGCCAGCCAGTCTCCCCTCAAGGAATCTAAAAATTTCCTGGAGATCTTAAAGACTTGAGTACGTACAGGCGTTGACACCAAGATCGCTGCCTGCTGGACCCGCATCCCAAGAGTCTGCTCAATACCTAGGTCGTATGCTGCCAGTTGCTTGCAAGTTTTTTTAAATTTCATGTGACCACCTAAGAGGTCTCGCCATTCCATCGACCCCTTCTCCAGATCCTTGGGCCACTTACGACTGTAAGGTTTGACACTGGTTTTAAGGTCGGCAAGCGTCAGTTTGTTTCCTACAACACCAATGATGTCAGGTGAACCAACCCATGCCCTACCCTCATCATCATGTGCCCAAACCCTACCGATACCATCGTCTGATAAAGTAAACTGATGTTTGTCGAGCAAGGGGGTTTCAGCCCACAACACCTCGTCAAACTGATCAAGAATCCCTGGCATACCAGCCCAAAAGTCTTGGTGCTCCTCAGCAATTTCAGGGTTTTTATCTCCTTTTAAGTAGCATTCCATGCCATAGTGGATAGCTGTACCACGTTCGGCAGCAGCTTCTTTTACGCCTGGATTGTTCTTACTCCACATCTCCAGCTTCCGTTTATTTGCTTCGGAGGCCGTCTCTGAGATTATTGTTGTGACCGATGGCGCCGGCCCTGTTACAAACGGTGTATGGTAATGTCGCTTTCCGTTAATTGTAATACGGGCGGGGCGGCTGTTTAGCTCCCGCATCAACTCTGGCTGCTCTTGATATTTCAGCGACCATGGATCGCTTGTTTCAATTCTACCAACCATTGAAGGTTTTGTATATTCCTGCTATCCTAGCGTATATGCCTGGTGATTGATGGAAGACCAAAGGCGGACAATTATGTGGCTGATTACCGCTATTGTTCTTGTAGTAGGGCTTGACGCCTACCTGTTTGTTGCCGAAGTTTTCAGAAACCAATGAACAAAGCCGTACTCTGGATCAAGGGTTGGTACAACTGCATCTCCTGGATCGTCCAAGAAATTGTCAATAATTATTGCCCCGACCTCAACCTAACCACCATACCGACTCACCCCGAGGATTACCTTTGGTACGCCGAACGTGTCAATGGCAGAGCTGCTATGCTTGCTGTGCTTTTCATCCTTCAATGGGAGCTTGTGACCCACAAATCCATTTGGGAGTTTATAGGTGTCTATTAATCTCACTAGATTTTATTACGACATTGATGACGAAGAGCGCACCGGCCTTTTGAATCAACGCCTTTTTGATGATGTTGAAACGATTGAAGCCGATGCGTTTGAATTGGGGTTACAATCCAAGGATATTGAATACATCCGAGTCGACCTGTGACCCAAGCAACGGACTGGACTACGTATTTTTCTGAGATCAAACCCAAGCTTGGCGCTCGGACTAACGGCTTCCAAAAAATTTTTGATCACCTAAATGGGGTCCAAAACCCCATCATTATTGAAACAGGTACCTACCGAGAGGAAAACAACTACACAGGCGATGGCTGCTCCACTCTTCTCTTTGACACCTACGTAAACTGCCATGGCGGCCAACTGATTTCAGTTGACATTGATCCAGAGGCTTGTGAACTAGCTACTGCAAGCACCAGCAATAACACTGAGGTTATCGAGTCCGATTCAGTCGAGTTCCTTGGCACACTGGAGGGGCGCTGTGATCTGTTGTACTTGGACTCGTATAACATCACCGACTGGAACAATGATTGGGCAGCGTCTGCTCACCACCTCAAAGAGTTGTTTGCTGCTAAAAACATCATCAACCCTGGCACCCTAATCATTGTTGATGACAACATTAAATCCCCGCAAGGTCAACGCTTAGGAAAGGGCCGTCTTATTTATGAACTGATGGAATCTCTTGGCATTCCTTGTTTCATTGACGGCTACCAAGTTGGCTGGATCTGGGAAGAATTACAGTAATCCCTACCATCTTTTTAACTTATCCCCTGGATATGTTAAGAAAAACGTGACATACTTAACATATTAGTTATGTAGATAGAATGCCACAAGTAATTCTGCTACCCAGACATCCCAAAGGTTCTGAAATGACTCTTTCCAATCAAGTTAAGCAAGCTGTTGAAGAAGCCACCATTAATTTACGTGAGGCTCTTGCATTTGCTGCACGTACTGAGCATCCCGTAACGATCAATGCATTGACAGATATCTTGATGCACCTGGAAGCACTTGAAACAATTGAAGAACTGATGGGTAAATTTGGCAAACAACACAACATTCCCACTAATTTTGGCTAAGTACTTTCTTCCAACGGAGGCTGAACGCCTCCAAAAGTATTTTTGGGAACTTGAATCAAAGATTCCTAATCCCCCCAAGGGCTGGGCACGGTCTGCCAAGGAATGTAAGTGGCTTAAAATACTAAGAGAAAGAGAATCAAAATTGAGTGGCGCAGGACAATAGCAAGTATTCCAAGCCGGAATTACGCGAGCGCATCAAAGATCGTGTAATGGCTGGCTCTAAGGGCGGGAAGCCGGGCCAATGGAGTGCTAGGAAATCTCAACTTTTAGTTCAAGAATATGAGAAAGCAGGTGGGGGATATAAGGGAGGTAAGGGAGAAGAACAAAAATCTTTAGAGAAGTGGGGCAAGGAAAAATGGGGCACTCGGGAACAATACGAAAAAGGTCGCAAAGCTGCTAAGGTAGCTAAGATGGCTAAGGAAAAGTAATGCCACATAAAACGCACGGACATTGTGTTGGTAAACGCGGCCACGTACAACGTTCACTTACTTATAATAGCTGGCGGGCCATGCGTGAACGTTGTTTTTTAAAATCAAATATAAGTTATAAAAACTATGGGGCAAAAGGTGTTACAGTTTGCGAACAATGGGAGTCTTTTGAATGTTTCTTAAAGGACATGGGAGAAAGACCAGAAAATCATGTGCTTTCTCGTTTTAAAGATGAAGGTAACTACGAGCCAAACAATGTAAGCTGGAAACCTTTGGAAGATAATGCTTCCGAAAAAAAACATGCAGTAGGAAGCAAAGTAGGCATTTCTAAACTTACAGAAGAGCAAGTTTTAAAAATTCGAGAACTTAAACAGAAGGGTTACGGTATAAGAGAGCTAGGTAGAATGTATGGGGTAAATCATAAAACTATCTCGGCTATTATAAAAAATAAGACATGGAAACATATTTAAAAAATGCCTGTTGATAAAGCGATACAAGACGGATATACCAAGCGTTACCTACCAGAAAAAGCATGGGCTTCTTTATCCAAAGAGGAAAGAGAAGAGACCGACCGCAAGAAACGTGCTGGTAGTAGAGAAGGAAAACAGTTTGTACCTAATACAGAAACAGCAAAGAAAGCTGGCAAAGCAGCCCGTGCATCCAAACGTTACAAAAATAAGTAACTCACGTATACTTAATAAAGATTCCTGATTAACATGGAAAAGAAAAAAGCTATTCCCCCCAAGAAAGCTGTGCCTCCCACCAAAGGTAAAGCTGCTCCCCCGGTTAAAGGCAAAGGCGGTGCATCCGATAAGCAAGCTGAAGCCCGTGAAAAGTTTAAAGAAATGATTGCTAAAAAGAAAGCAGCTGCCTCCAAAAAGAAATAAGGTATCGCGCTATACTTTCAGTGCTCAATACACACGTCTCGTCCCGTAGGTATTGGCGGTAAGTAGTTAGTTTTAGTCCTGGTCTGAGCAACCAGGATTTTTTGTGTATAATAAAATTGATAGAGGTCAGGTCCCTGTGCGCGTTAGGCAGATAGCCTAGAAGGCGACACACCTGATCCATCATCGAAGTCCTGGGTTTCTAGGCCGGAGGTTTAATTACCTTCGCAGATTGATTCCCTGGTGCGCCCTCGACCCACTTGGCAAGCGCGACGAATCAGTAACACCCCCTATGCTTAGCTCCTATACATAGACCATTTTGTTGGCGCCAACAATATGGTTTAAGGATGATGCACAAACCTGGGGGTCGCTCAACCGGTAGTCCAGTGGCAGGACACCCCGACAAGGGAGTTAGATAGTTGGTTCGATTCTAACGCGGTTGATCCACCTGGTCCGAGACAATTGGATAGTACGGTTACTGCCGATGCAGAACGATGTAGGTTCGACTCCTACCCAGGTGCTTTTTATTAAATTGATTTTGGTTATAGTATCAAAATAGCCAATATGTTTTAAATGCCAATTAAAGACCCAGAAAAAAATTGAGCTTACCAACTTGAGTGGTATCACAAAAACAAAGAACGCCTGGGAAAAAGTATAAAAAATCGCCGCGATATAAACAAAAATTTAATTGACACATACAAGGAAGAGCTCGGGTGTACTTGTTTGCTGTGTGGTTTACAAGATCATCCAGTTGCCTTTGATTTTCACCATGTTAACCATGAAGAAAAAGAAAATCAAATTTCAAAAATGGCAGGGTATCGTTGGGAAAAAATACAAACAGAAATTAATAAATGCGTTTTGATTTGCGCAATTTGCCACCGCAAATTACACAAAGGCCTTTTGTGTTTGTTAAATCAAAAGTAAACTCAGCTATTTCGCAGGGTAGCTTTTACAAACCAAGCCGCTTTAAAAGCCTGGCCAACAAGATCAGCCATATAGTTAGCAATATCAATAGCACCGACCTTTTGTGCAATGGGTTCCAGCTTCTTGGCTTTCATGCCAAGCTCCTCAAGGTTTTTGTAGTAGACACCCAGCATGTCAGTTCCCTTGTAGGAAGTCACAGCTTGGATAGGAGGAGCTGCATCTTTAAGCCCACAACCACACATCGGCATCAGATAATCCATGCTGCGTACAAACTCAGCAAGGGTATCAAACTGCTCTAGGTGTGCTTCGTATTGATCTTTCAGGAAGGCGTGGACTCCTAAGAAGTTACCACCTTCGTAGTTGAGGTGAATTAAATGTGACTGAGTCTCCAATTCTTTTAGGTAGGCGCAAAGAGAAATGCACTGCTGGATGAATGCACCCACATCGCCGCCAGCCTTGGACTTAGCAGGAGCTTTTGGTTTGTCCTGGGGCTGAGGAACCGGTTGAGTCTGAGGGGTTTCAGCCGCTTGGTACTGTTGAGGGGCGGGGGTATACATGGTCACATGGCAGTAGTACTAGTTTATCAGATGCTGATTTCTTCCCAGTCCAATGCAGCATGAACGGTTGATGTGTTGGAACTAGCACTGACCAACAATGACAATTCGTACGGAGTACTAGTTAAGCCATCACGTTCAAGCTGGAACTTAAACAATGCTTCTCTCAAGATATCTGTTGGCGCAAGTGCTTGATTACTTGCGGAGAAATAACCTTGTGCAGCAACACGGCCACCTGCACTGGAAGTTCCAGTAAGGTTATATTCAATGCTTGAGTTGGTACCAGCACTAACCCAAGTACCTCCTGTTGTTGTTGCTGTTTCTACTACACGCCAGCAATAGTTAGCTGTACCACCTGCGGCCATAACCGACAAAGCAGAGAGTACGGCAACTGCATCAAGGTTTGCTGCTTTTAATCTGATTGAAATTACTGGGTAAAATGTTCCAGCTGTAGTTAAGGAATGCGGAGCTGTGATTGTAGTTCCAATCGATTGTTGAAGACCACGCAGTTCGTAGCCACCTTCAGAAATAACAGTAGAACAAACTTGTTTTAGTGTACTGCTACTTGCAGTAGCGGTAGTGTTTTTAATTTCATAACGCAAAGGCAAAGACGCTGTTGCAATATAAGTAGTCGAGATTAAATTTGCATGGTGGAACGAATGACAATGAATAAATCTACCATTGATAATAAAACCAACTCTTACAGTGCCTTCCCCAAGCCATTCAATATCTGTCCACATAATCTGCGCTTTTGTCAGATCAAGTGTTAATCCAGAAGGCCCTGTGCCATCTAGTTTATCTTCACTCCAGTTTGCTTGAGATACACTTGTTTCAACTACACTTCCTGTAACTGAACTGCGCTCTACAAAAACTGGAGAACTGGTATCAGCTTTTTCTATATAGATACCATTGCTTGCACCGTAGTATCCAACGCGTTGTCGAAGGCCTGCCTTGCCCGACGCCATGACAAAAGTAGACATAACTAACAGGGACTTCCCTGGTTGGTATGAAAATACTTTGTGTGTCTCTCTAATAATTTCAGAACCTGACGATGTAGTTACAGCAAGGTTTACAAGTCCAGCATTTGCGTCAAAAGTTGTTGTGCCACCTACACCACTTGATGTAGCCCAAAGCCCATTATCTTTATATCGGTGACTGGAATCAAAGAGCGTAAATGCACTTGCTACTCGCAATCTACCAAATGCATCTGAACCAGTTCCGCCAGCCTGGACATTAACAAGTCCACTTGATGTACTTGTTACCTCGATAGGCTGCCCACTAGCAGTGGTGATGACAATACCAGAACCGTAATCGGCATATCCAGAAGTGCCATCGCCGTAGTCGTTGACATAACGAATAATCATTTTGATATTTTAAATACTTTCTATTATTTTAAACCCTTAATTAAAACGTAGTGTTAAAATTGGAATACGAGTGACCCAGTGACATGCCACGTCAATTTGCTGACCGCCAACTTTACGACGTAATTAAAACACAAGGTGATACTTCAATCACCGGTAGTGAAGTTTTAACAGATCCCGTTGGCAAGCTACGCGTTTCAACGCCACAAGCATTAATTGATACTGACTTTGAATACAGCACACAATCAACTAAGTGGGAAAGTTTAAATACGTTAAATAACCGACCCAGTGCTTTTTACGACGTAACATCTCCATTGGCGGTTACCGCAGTTTCTGCATCTACTACAACAATTACAGTTAGTACTACAACTCCTCCTGCAGTAGGTACTCCTATTTTTGTTCAAGGTACTACTTCGGCAGCAGCAAATGGTTGGTGGGTTGTTGCAACTGTAAGTGCAGGCGTTAGTTTTACTTACGTTGTTTCTAGCTCTGCAGGTAGCGGATCAATTTTTGACTCAACAAAAACTTATGTCTACTCTGGTAATTTTTATACTGGATCAGGCATTCCCCTCACTGGCACTACAGCTTTTACTTTTAGCACCACTACGATTACCGTTACTACAACTAATGCTCATGGCCTTACCATAGGCGATGGTATTTTTGTAGTTGGTTTAACAGCAACTACTAATGCGCCAAATGGAAGTTTTGTTGTAAAAACTACTCCTAATGTCAATACTTTCACCTATACAGCAAATGCTACACCTACTGGCACTATTGGAAATACTGCAGGCTCAGTCAATCTATTTCCACGCCCCTTTGGCAGCGTAATTCACCGTTCTTTTGATGGCGGCGTTGACTTTACCGCCGGTTACCCTTACACAGGTAATCAATTAATTCGTCAAACTCGCCGTTACTTTCGCTATCAATCGGGCAAGGGTATTCAGTTCAGCACAGGAACATGTTTAAAACCAGCCTTTAGTGTTAACAGTATTACTGCTACTGGCTCAACTGTTACTGTTAATTTAAAAACACCGCACAATTTAAACGGTAATTATTTAGCATCTGCCGGCATCCCTATTTCAGGTTCTGCAGGTGCAGCGTTTACCTATGTTGACAGGGTAGTTACTTGTACTACAAGTAACTCTCATGGCTTTAGTGTAGGAGACAAGATTTATATCACGGGTACAACCAGTTCAGGAACTAACGCCCCCAATGGGACATGGACAATTTCTTCCATTGTCTCGGCCACAGAGTTTACGTTTACTGTTACTAATGCACCAACGGGAACAATTACTGCTAGTACAACATCAAGTCTTTACCCCATTGGCACGGGCCCCTTTGTAACTATTTCAGGTTGCACCGAATCTGCTTACAATGGGACCTTTCTGGTCTTAAGTGTTCCTAGTGATGTTTCTTTTACTTATTCAGCTTTAGTTGCACCTACGGTTTCGCCCGCTGTTGGTTTTCCAATTACAGTAAGTCCTCAAAGTTGGTGGAATGCCAAGAATCGCATTGGTTTATTTGATGAACAAAATGGATTTTTCTTTGAGTTTGATGGGCAAACTTTATATGCCGTTAAACGCAGCTCGACGACTCAAATTTCTGGTTCAATTGCAGTGAATGCAGGAACAACAACTGTCACTGGCACCAGTACTATATTTTCAAAACAGTTAAGTCCTGGAGATGTCATTGTAATTCGTGGAATGACTCATAACGTTCTTTCCATTCTTAGTGACACTTCAATGGTGATTTATCCTGAATACAGGGGAACCGCCAACCTTGCCAACGCAATTGTTAGCAAAAGGATTGAAGAACGCTATCCGCAAAATCAATGGAACTTGGATCAATGCGATGGTTTAGGTCCAAGTGAATTTAATTTAGATCTTACTAAAATGCAAATGGCGTATATTGACTACGCTTGGTATGGCGCCGGAGCAATTCGTTTTGGTTTTAAAGATCAAGACGGTCAAATTATTTATTGCCATCGCATTCCTAATAGCAACCGTAACACAGAAGCTTACATGCGTTCAGGCAATATGTGTGCTCGTTATGAGTGCAACACTATTCCTGCGTATACAACACTTGCCGCAACTCTTAGTAACACGGCAACAGATGCATTAACAGTAGCCAGCACTGAAGGCTTTCCTAAAAGTGGAGTAGTAGTTGTCACCAAACCTGCTAACGTTACTTCCGGATCAGGCTCAACTGTCACTGGTTCTATTGAATACATTCAATACAACAACAAGAATGCGACTCAATTTCTTGGTTTACGTAGGTCAATCATCTCTTTAACAGGACCAGGAGGATTAACTGCAGGCGGTGGCGTTTCTGTATCGCAAACAACTACATACTCGGCGACTGCACCTGTGCATGTACAAGCGTATCCCGGACAGTTTTCCAGTACTTTAGCGCACTGGGGTTCTGCTGTAATCATGGATGGCGGTTATGACGATGATAAATCGTACATTTTCCAGGCAGGTATGACTACTGCCTTAAGCAACCTTGGTGCTGGAGCAAGTGCTGCACTGTTAAGCATTCGTTTGGCGCCCTCTGTTGACTCAGGCATCACAGGTATCATTGGCGCACGCGACTTAATTAACCGCATGCAGCTGACTTTGCGCCAGATGGATATTGTTGCAACAGGTACAGCTGCTATTTTTAGGGTTGAGCTAGTTCTTAATGGACGTATTGGTGGATCAGGTGCGGGTGCCTTTGCTGCAGCAGGTGGTTCAAGCCTTGCACAAGTTGCATTACATACTGCTACAACACCGTTTACTACCGTTACTGGCGGTGAAACAATTCTTTCTTTCTTTATTTACACTCCTAGTGTTGTCCAACAAGATTTAAACCTGGTGCGCGACCTAGGGAATAGCATTCTTGGGGGTGGAACTAGCAATACGGTACCAACTACAAGTGCTAACTTGTATCCAGATGGCCCTGACGTTGTTACCATTCGAGTAACAAATGTTAGCGCCGTTGCTACAAGCACTATTGCAGCCCGTATTTCCTGGACAGAAGCACAGGCATAATCTATAAACTCCTTAACGTTTTATGTTATTTTGCCAACCGGACCGAAGATGTCCATAGTCTCTTGGTTCGGTTACTGAAACATTTACTGCGCCACACATGTTACAAGTTCCCATGTGATGCGTGGCGCAGTGATGAGGCGGCCCAATGTACGTACCTCGTTTGAACCATAGGCCATGGGTTTCTCCACAGTCACGACAAATCCAAACAGGATAGTCGGGGTTTTTTGTCCTAGACATTAGTGCCTCCAGGTTTGGTGTTGTGATTTTTACAACAAAGAAGATCAACTAAAGTTTGAGCTTGATCACATTCTTTTTTGACGTGTTGCAAATTGTTTGCGGCTGCAGTTAAGAAGCATTCAAACAATTCTTCCCCGGTTAGTTCATTAAAGAACTCTGCAATAGTATCTGCAAACCACTCGGTTGCTTTTTCCTTTATCGTAGTAACTGCTTTTTGTTTAGGTTCATCTTCAATAAGCTCTGCATAGAAAGAACGCCAATCAGGCATTTTATCTACAGCATTACTTGAGTCATGAAGATTCTCACGTGAGTCTTTTGAGACTAATGGTTCATCCATTTGTGCAATCACTCGATTTTTTTTGTACCATTCTTGCCAACCTTGGATGACATCAATGGGTTCGTGAGGGTGTTCCATAATTAAAAGGACGCTCCACCATTGTGGACCGTCCAAACAAAACAATATGTTTATTGTAAACCTTAAGAAACAACTGTGGCTTGTGCAGCCTGCAATGTTTCATATTCCTCAATTGCTTTAAGTACTTCAAAGTACCGTTCGCGCATGATGGGGCCTGCTTCTGTCACGGAGAATTTTTCCCATAAACCCGTATAGGTGTGACTAACGGGTTTGTAGACCTGGTAGAGATGCTCCATAAAGTCAGCCTTCTCTTGCTCCAAGGATACGTTCCAAGTCTCAAGTTGATTCTTGAGCCATGGTGTATCAAACGCGCCTGACGTGTTGAGTTTCTTAAGTAATTCTTTAGATGCAGATGCTTTAGTCATTGGAGTCAATTGCAGTGATGGAAGTAAAAACGCCCTTGATGGAAGAGCTTGCCTCAAAGAGTAACACGTCCAATTCATCCTGGAGTGCAATGGCAACATCCTGTGGCGTGCGTCCGCCAAAGGAGTCGTACTCTACTTCGAGGTCAACCGCAAACGATACGGTCAGTTTAGGCACAGTAATTGGATCCATCTCTGGATGTAGTGGCCCAGTTACTTTAGCAGGCTTTAGTTGTTAAGCAGCCTTTCTAAAGAATGTGCTTGGTGTTGCTGGTAGTAACCAAGACGTTCTTGGATGACATTGTAATAATTGATGGCGCCATCAACCATTTCTTCTGCCGTCATTTGACCAGCAAGGTTTTCATTTGCAAGCATGGCAGCTGTCAAAATGACAACACCATGTTCCATTTTGGAACCAATAGTTGCGGAAAGAGGAGTCCCATCGTTGGTAAATCCAGCAATCAACTTATTTAAAACTGAATCACCGCCCATGGAACTCCTACTGCTTTAACTATTGTATTGCAGTTTATTTACCGCATTTGGCTAGATAAAACCAGTAAGCATTTGCTGAGTTCTGATGGAACCGTTTGCCAACCAACAACTTGAGTTTCTTTTGTTCAAGCTCCTCAAACTTGTTGAGATTATAAGGAAGCACCTCATCACCATCTTTGATCATGTCCAGCTCTAGATTGGCCATCTCCAGTTGGAGATCAAAATCTTTTACTGCATGCTGGTGACAATTCATCTTGATGCGTGCGTCATCCGCATCAACAGGTGCATCAATCTTCAGGTAAAAACTGTCCTGGATACTCGGATGCTTCCAAGTCCACTCGAGATTCACCATAGATCCGTTTGGAACGGACACCATATTCTTGGACGACTTTGACTCCACTTGGGAGTTGTCGACCCGTTTGATGGGCGGAGCGTATCGCATCGAGATTAGGGACGATTTTAGTTGTGGTTTTAGGTTCTGTCCTTTCATCAAGGACTTCTCCTGACATTGAACGTAGCACAACTCGTTTGGTTGTGGTGATTTCTTCTTCAATGCAATAAGCTGCTCGTTCTTCAGAGTGCCAAAACTCTGGGTCCGACGTGATCTCAACAGTTAAATCCTTCTTACGTGTAAGCGTAAATTGATAATTGCGTCCAGTAATCTTGTTGGTATCAAGAGGGAGTGAACGCCGCAACCAACCTAGCAAGTTCTTGAGGGACCGCAGTTGGGATTCATGGTGACGCTTGGCTTGCGTGATGAGATCCCCTTCCTTCTTGATGCGCTCAAGAGCATCCTCATGGGCCGCCATAGCGTAATAGATACGGTCGACCTTTTCTGAACGGAGAGAGGCACAGGCCTCCAGCTCAGCTTGCGCCAATTCCTGGGACTCAGGAGTGAGGAGAGGAAGACTGCGTTCCAGGGCACCATAGTGTTCGTAGAGTTTGAGGATGTTGAGATCCTTGAGTTTAACCTGAGTGATTTGAGTCATTGTTGGCAAGGAGTCGTTTGATTGTGTGTTCAACATTTTTCAATGCACGTTTATCACTACACGACATGGATGTAACAAGCATTATTCCAGAATCATTCTGGAATACAAGATGGCGTTTTTGCCTGATTAATTTAAAACCATAAGATTTAGCAAGCTTGACAATACGTTTTGCAGCATCAGAAGGCATTACTGAAATAGTTCTGGAATTTATTTAATGTGTAGGCCAGCAGCGCTGCGGCTGCTGCCCAAAGAATGTCTTTGAGAACAGGAAGAACGGCAGATGCAAATGCTTCAAACATGAGTTGAGTAGGTAAGTGGTAGTCAGTTTTACGTCATGACCAGGACGATTAATCACTCTGGTTTTACCAGGAGTTCTTTAATAGATTTGATTTCATCCATCAGATCTTGACGTGTGAAAACTGTGATGCCGTCGTAAGAACGTTCTGCAATTTTCTCAGGATCTTCAGTCTTCTGGATTACACGGGCCTCATCATTTGCATCGTACGTAACGCTCTCATACATCCTCCAGATCACGTCATGGGGCCACCCATTAAGATCTACGTTGTTGTCTAGCGATACTCGGATAAGAGCACGCATAGTTTTAAAAAGAAACGTGGCTTTATCCTCAAAGATCTCAAGGTAGCGATCTTCGTCAAGGCCGTAAGTGTCAACCGACATAGCAAGCAAGTGCGTTGGTTAATGCATCAATGATAAAAGATTTTTGTCCTTCTTCACCAAGGTTTGTCCAGTATTCAAGATCTGGATCTTCATTGTCCCAATGAACACGGATAATGCAACCACCATCCTCTTCATGAATAACTTCTACTTCAAGCTTCTCAATCAAAGTCATAGTTAGTTTTTGGTTAGTCATACATCCTCCAGTTCGTCAGCAATGTTGAGGAGTTCGTTAGCGTCACATTCCCACACGCCGAGGCCGTGATGCTGCTGGGTGTGAGCGACAGCAGATCGCAGAGCGGCGGCCAAAGCTACTCGACCGCTTATCGGAGCGTCTGTGTAGGCATCTAACACCGCATGAGCTGCGGGAGAGAGGTTAGTCATTAGGCTAGGCCTTAGCACGAGCTGTGTTTGTTGCTTGAGGAACTCCACCATCAATCGGTATGCTTCACCAGCATCAGCAATGAACTGACCCCGGTAGTGGAAGCCTTCTTTGTCGAGGCGCATGACCTCTTCTGTTGGCGGTACATTGAATGTAATGCAGTTAGTGGGCTGCTCAGTCATTTCTTTTTGATTGCAGATTGAAGTTGTGGCAGTGCAGTGCCAGGGAATGGTACGTAGCCAGCCTCCATCATATTGAAGAATAGATCCCAGGCATGTCGTTGGTTGAACACTTCCTTAGGCTTGTACGTACGCCAGTGAGTCAGTGGAGCCTGAGCACCAGACTTGGTATGCAGCAGTACAAACTTGCCATCGCTGAGGTGATCAGCAGGAGGTGCATACCACCATGCCACACACTTATCAGGCGTACCACTGGGCAAAGCATTCCGTACTTCTGTGCGCTTGCACAGCAGCTCACGGTATTTGTGGAACCAAGTCAGGTGGATGCACCAGGGTTTGAATCCTGTAATCTCCTGTTCGAATAACGAAACATTAAGAAACTGACGCTGAAAGGACCCACATGAGCAGTAAGGTTCAGGAGTGCTGGCCTGAACACCTGAGGGGTTTTCCTCCAGGTCAGACTCCATGTCAATTGGCCGAGCCGCGCTCCGAAGCCCATCCGGCGCCACCAGATGTCCCAGATCCGTTTGGTCGTTTTGGAGGAGGGCAACGACTTTGGCGGAGTCTGATAGGTGTATAAATTTGTCGGCCCAGTGCTGTTGGAGTTTGGCATTGGAAGTCAGGTGTCCGAGTGCATGTGAATAGTTCCAACCTTTGAACATGACATAAGCATTGTTATGCCACACACTTGGCCCCCTGTAATTGGGGCCAAGGTAAGAAAAGAAGTCTTTGAGTCGGTGAGTATACTGCTGGAACGCAGCTTTAATCAACGTCCGTTCATAAGCCTGCTCATCACCATCACGACGCACCACAATACAATTGTCACCTCGCAGATGAATGCCAGCAATTTCGGTGTCATCAAAACCTACATACGCACGACCAATATTAGACCGGGAGTAGATGAGGGCTTGAGCTGAATTGAGTTCGGTTTGGAGTTGCATGAGTCTGAGTTGAGTTAGATGAAGAGATCCTGGTCGGTCTCCTGGCGCTGTTCCTTGGTGTGCTTGCGTGCCAACTTGCCCATCCTATACGAGCCAAGGGCAGCAGCACCCCAAGCTACAGGATTCGCAATGAGTGCAGCGGCAGCTCCTGCTACAAGAAACGTAATACCCGCAGCTTTGAGCGCTGCTTTATCTTCAGGTTTCATCTGGTAATCCTTAATACAATCAATTGGTTTGGGATCAGCTTAAATGCAACAGGTACAATGTACTTAGACACATTAGTCTCATGTTGAAATTTGAATCATCTGCAGAGGATTTGTTTTGGCAGGAGAAAATGTTTCGAACAATAAATGAATGCACCTCCCTTAGTGAGCTAAAAGAAATTGCCGTGCTGCTAACAAAAATTGCAACAACACGGCAAATGGCTATCAAGGGATTGGTTAATGATGCCCTTGACTTAATGCAAGAGAATTACTCAAGCAAAGTCAAGGACACTACTGATTCCATCAGCTAAGGCTGTTGTCCTCACCTGTGAGTTCATCACGGCCAGGCAGTACCTTCACGTCAACCGCATCCGTGGTACGAGACACAGGAAGAATCTCGACACCTTCTTTGATGCCATAGGCACCACCAAGCTTTTGTGCATCCTGCTTGGCATGCATGTTGATGTAATCATTGAACAGTTCTTGGAACTTCCAAGTAGATTCACGATCTTCATCGGGAATCGACATGCGACTCAGTGATTCGATTGCTTCCTCTTGGGTGCTGTAACCAGGAATGTCAAAAGATTCAATTGCACAGATCTCAACGTTGTTGGCTCCGCGCATCTCATTGGCAAGTACTGGAGCAAATACGGTAGTTGCGTAGAACTTTTCATTGAAGCTCAGGGGCACTTCAGCATCCAGCGCTTTACTCAGGCACTTGGACATTTCCTTTTCATACATCTTGACCTTGTCGGAAACATCAGTACCATTCAATCCCTTCAGGGTAAGAACCATAGGGATCTTATGAGCACGCTTGTTGTCCTGGGTCAGGATGTACACAAGGTACTTGGTACGTACACTGTACTTACGCTTGTAGAGATTACCTTTGCTACCTTCCAGGTCAGCCGCAATCTTGTCAGCTTCCCACAGTTGCTTAACTTCAGGGTCATCAAACGTACCAATCGTTTGCCTCATCCCCGTTGCTTCCTCAACCATGAGGGGAGAACGTAAAAGGATTTGAAGACGAGGCTCAACAAAATTGAGTCCTTCTTCAATTGAAGTGTTGGGAGCCATACCAAAAGTTTGCTTGTAGTTCCAGATAACTGAACCTTTAGCAAACTGATCTTCAGTGGCACTCCATCCGCAAGTGTCCAGGTCTGAGTTCCGCACGAACCAACCTCGTGTCTTGGATTTGTTGAGGGGCTGAATGGTGACGAGATTCTGGTATCCAGATACGAATTCTTTTGATTGAAAAAGCTTAAAGGATTCCAGGCCACGGGGTGCAAGTGCAGAAGTTTTCTTAGTAGTCATGGAAGCAGTCATGGTTTGTTCAGGGTTTGGACGTGGGCGCTTTTAACGCCATCCCGAGGCGGTGACCTATATTAGGTCCTTGCAGGCATCTGCGTCATAGAGACTGCGAGCCTTTGACAAAGCTTCACGTTCATCCAGGGTTTCCTGAAACGATGAGTAGATACTATCTTCTTGGTACCCACAGCCCTTCATAAACATGACGAAGTGCCCAAGGATCTCATCGGTAGTAACACCATCGCTTTGGAATACGATGGTGTATTCTTCTTCTTCCAAAGTGAACTTCATCCGTTGATCAGCTTTCGACATTGGTTTCCTTGTTGTGTTTTTGAATGTGAGCTTGGCGTGCTTCAGAGAATACATCTGCAATCAAATAAGCAGCCTTAGCAAGGACTACTACCGAATCCACAAGATCTTTTGCATCTTTTTCTTTGCTTTGGAAGCAAAGGTTTATGTTGTCCATAAAGAACTCATAAGCCATTGCATCTTGAAAGCACATAGGCTCAGGATCTAAGCAATCAATTTGAATTGTCATGATAATCAGAAGGGTTCATCACTGAGATCAGGAGCAGTGCCATACTGACCAGGGAGATCAGGCAGGCCACCACCAGACGTACGTGTCCAAGGATCAGAGTCCTCTTCTGCGCTACGTCCGCCCCATAGGCTAGCAACATTCGTGGGCTCAGACACAGTTGTCTGCGGTGTCACTTGCTTTGGTTGAGACTCAGCCTGCTTAGGTGCCAAGGTCATGGACACCAATTGAATCTTGGTAAGACTACGACGTTCTTTTGTTTCTTTATCTGTCCATACATCCGTTGCCAGACGACCGCGAATAGTAAGGCCTGTTCCTTTCTTGGTAAAGTTAACCAAAAGTTCAGCTTGATTTAACTTATCTTGCGCACTGTTAATTGCGTAGAAGTTAAACAGATCAGCCTGGTTGCGACCAGTATTAACTGACAAGCTTTGGCTGCAGATCATCAAGCCATCTTCAGTTGTCTTAAAGGCACGTGCATCATTCTGATCAATGTCTTTAACACATCGACCAGTCAAGATAACGTCGTTGAAGAGAGGGAATGCTTCAGTAATTTGAGCAACAACTCCTCCATGGAGTGAGTGCGCCTTGGACTTAAGATCATACCGTAGCTTGGCGCCGTGAATGTACACACGTTGTCCCTTCTTAAGTTGCTTGAACTTGTCGCAGGACTTTCCATATACATTGAAGATGAGATGG